TCAGTGGTAGAGCACTACCTTGACATGGTAGGGGTCACAGGTTCGAACCCTGTACCGCCCACCAATAGAATCAATAGGTTGCACAATCTGTGGTTTATTGACTGACACGCAACTAACACGCAAGCGCTCCATGTACGCATCAATAGCCCGAACAGCATCGGCCATATAGTCAGGCCGGTACTTGGCGTAGACATCCGTAGTCCCACCATAGGCACGGTGCCCCAGCATTCCTTGAATGTCTTGTGCAGCCACGCCTGCCGAGCGTAGCTCGGTAGCCATCGTGTGCCGGATTACCTTTGGAACGGTGTCCTTGGGTAAGCCTGCATGTGTCCGTAATGCGCGCCATGCAGTTTTGAAGCTTGCAATAGGTTTGCCGTGCCAGTGCACCAGCGGGCCGCTGTCTACTGACAGTATCCAAGGAAGGAGAAAATCACAGATGGGAACGACAGGCCGAAACTTTTTCGTCTGCTTGCGCCCTGGTAGATTCTGCGTCAATAGGCGTCGTTGGATGTCTGCGAACTCACGCCGTAGTCCGAGGATCGCCTCTGGCCTTGCCAGAGTTCCATAAGCAAGCGCAAGGTACATACGTTCATGAGGGAGGGTCGCGGCCTCCCATAATGCGGCTGACTCCTGAAGCGATAGCACCTGATCCCTGGGCGGTGCATCTTTCCCTGGGATGATGTATGGCACCGAAGTAATTTCCCCTTCCTTGTATGCTCGATTCAATGCGGCTTTCCCTACGGTAAGTATCCTTTTTATATAGCCGTCGCTACGGGGGGTATCGCTTCCCGTCTGTAGCCACCTAACAAACTCCCGTTGCCGTGACGGTGTGATCTCTGAGACTGTCGCACCCGCAAAAAAGTCTGACCAGTACCCCAATGCGACTTTCGCGCTTTCCGCTGATGTGATGTTGCAGGCATGTTGCTGCCAATACCTGGTTAATACTAAGTCCAGGACGACATCCTGGGGCATTTGTTTGCTGATATCGCCATATTTGGCATACCACTCCCATAACCTTACTTTGGCTTCTTGAATATCCGTTGTGCCAAGAGATGCGCGCTTTGTCCGTCGAGTAGCAGACTCACACCATGTTCGATACCAGTTTTTAGAGTCGGCACGCCGACTGAGCCAGTATTTCCCAATTTGTCCTGGACGTTCCTGCATTGTTGAATGTATTCCTCAATGATTTGGTTGCTGTACCTGTAAATTCGGGTGCTGATACGAATGGGATGTATCCGGCCAGCCATGCGTTCTCGGGTGAGTGTGGCTTTGCTGATGAGGAGTCGGCGTGCGGCTTCCTCTTCGGTATACAACTCGGGAAGTTTCTCAGCAGTGCTCATCATCCCCGTGCCCTCCTGTAGCACGCTCCTGTAACCTCCCTAATGCGGCCTCTCGGTGGGTTCCCTCTTTGAGTTTTTCCGCTTTCGCGTCTTTTTCTTTCTCTTTTTCAGCGACCGTATAAGCAGCTAACGCTTTAATAAGTTCTGAAAAATTGCTCACACATTCATCGGATAACTCGAGTGGCGGGGTGGTGTGATGCTTTTCATTTGATGGGTTGTTCATAACGTTATTGCTCCTTGTGATGTGAATGGCTTACATGTGTCTCTGCGTTTCACTGCCTCTAGCAGCAAGTCCTGTACTTCGCGTTTGGATTCACGGCGGGCCATCACTAGCTCATCCACCGTGCCCGCCGCCACGATGTGGTGAATGAAGACGGGGCGATCATGTCCGGCTTGCGCCTGGCGTGTGGGGCCAATGCGTTCGATGATTTGTTGGTACTGCTCCAGGTCCCACCAGTGCCCGAAGAACGCCAAAATGTTTCCGCCGTCTTGCAGATTTAAGCCGTGACCGGCACTGGCCGGATGGGCGAATAGCACGGGAATGTTCCCCGCGTTCCAATCGCGGAGCGTGTCGGGGTGTTGGTCCAAGACACGCCCTTTAGGAAAAGCACGCTGCAACCGTGCTAGATCACTTTTAAAGTGATACGCCACCAACACCGGCATCCCGGCGGCCTCTTCGATAATCTCGTGCAGCGCCTCTAGTTTTGCGTCGTGGACGACTTCCCAGGCCTGGCGTGTGTCATCGGTATACATCGCACCATTGGCCAGTTGCAGGCATTTAATTGTCTTGCTGGCGGCGTTAAAGGCTTCTACTTCGGCACCGCATTCCAAGGCGATGAACATGTCTTGTTCCATGGCCTTGTACAGACGTTGCGCATGTGCTGGCAACACAACGCGAATCGTATTGACAATCGGCTGGCGCAAATCGAAATACGCATGCGGATCAAGGGATAAACACAGGTCGCGTATCGTGTCCTGAATCTCTTTCGATGCATTCGGCGCGGGCACAAGGCGCACCGCATGCGGATCACTGCCGATCTGCACCGCACGGAACCAGCGATCGGTAAACGCTTTGAAATGCGTCCCCAGCCGTGCCCCACGATCCACCATCCACATCAGCGCCCACAGGTCCTGTAGCCCATTCGGCGCGGGCGTGCCGGTCAACCCAATGTAGCGCTCCACCTTGGTATGCACATGCTTGGCCAGTGCGCGGGCGCGCCGTGTGCCTTGCCGCAGCCGGAACCCTTTCAGCTTGGAGCACTCATCAGCGACCACGGTACGGAACGGCCAACGGTCCCCGTAAAACTCCGCCAGCCATTTTAGATTGTCGTAATTAATGCAATAGATATCCGCGTCCTGCTCCAAGGCGTGACGACGTGCCGCTGCGCTCCCCACGACCACGGACACCCGCAGATGGCGCAAATGGGGGAACTTAGCCACCTCATCCGGCCATGTCGTGGTCGCAACGCGCAGCGGAGCAATGACCAACATAGGTGCGACGTCTTCCACCACCAGAAGCACATCTAACGCCGTCAGCGTGGCTACCGTCTTCCCCAAGCCCATTGGCACAAACAGATTGCAGCGTGGGTGCGTCAGGATGAAATCAACCATGGTGTGTTGGTAGGGGCGTAGGTTCATGCCGAAGCTCCGTGCAGCATTTCAGGATGGGCGGGAGGCGCGCTGCTATACTCGCCATCAGCTGCACCTAGGTAAGGAGCCTGTGTGACATCCGTAGCATTCGATACACTTAAATTTGCGAACCGGTTGAAAACGGCAGGCGTTCCTGCGGCCCATGCGGAGGCGGAAGCCGAAGCCTTGGCGGAAGTGTTGGAAATAAATTTACAAGGCCTTGCTGAATCCGAATCTAAAAATGGCAAGGCATTAGCGCGTCTTGAAGCCGATATGAAGGAAGGTTTTGCGCAGGTTGACCAGCGCTTTGCGCAGGTGGAAAAGACCATGGACCAGCGCTTTGCGCAGGTGGATACGCGCTTTGCTGAGATAAAAGGCGAAATGCTCCTGCTCAAGTGGATGCTAGGCGTGCTCGTGGCGGGCGTTGCTGCACTGATCATCAAAGCGTTTTTCTGAGTCACGCCAGTACCTCATCGACGCCTTGCAAAGAATCGACCACGACCACGCGCAGCCCCATGCGGCGCATACGCTCATGCTCACGGACTTGATGCGGTGTGCACTGCTGGCCGGGGGCTTTGAGTTCCACCCACAGGGTGCGCCCGTTGGGCAGCATGGCAATGCGATCTGGCGCACCGTGGCGGCCACCCCATTTCACCTTGCGGATTTCACCGCCTTTGGCCCTGACCTGGGCGACTAAATAACGTTCAATCGTTCGCTCACGGGGGATGGTCATCATTGCTTCCTATACCGGTAGGTGTCGAAGCCTTCCGCCGCTAAGGGCAACCCCTCTGCCCAGGGGGGCGGTGTCGCCATGAGTGCAGCCAAGTGCGCGGCGTTGAAGCAGGGGTGGTCATCGGCTTCGGTAATGATCTCGTCATGCACGGTGAGCACGATCGCGTAACCCGCTGCTTCAATCGCAGGCATGCAGGCGGCCAATACGTCGCGGCTGACGGCTTGGGTGATGTTCTCGACCAGCTTGCCGCCGTAGGTGGTGAGGCGCGTCCATTTTCGCGTGATCGGATGCGTGCCCATGTAGGACAGCGCGCCGTGCTCATCGACTCTGGGAGCGGCGTAGTAAAGCACCCGCCCCGACGGCAGACGCAGCCGCAGCCATGCCCGGCGGTACTGCACTGTGATCCCGCAGCAGGTATGCGCCGTTTCGGGGTGATGGATCGCATCCGTCACCGCGAACTGCAACGCCTGCCAAAACGCCGCAATGGCCGGATGCGCATTGCGCCATGCGCGCTTAAACACATCGCACGCCAGCCATGCGCGATCGGAGAGGCCGAAGGTGGGACGGTGGTTCGCCTTGGTCCATTCAAGCAGTTCCGTTGCCTCCTGAAGCAGCAGCGGCGGTAGGGCGGCCTGCGCGGCCCCCCATCGCCTCCAAATCAATGTGGTACAGCGCTGCAAAGGCAGCAAAGGCCCCGACACCGCCGCCATACCCCAACGCCAATTCTTGCACTTTGCCGATTTGGCGTTGCTCCTTGCTCACGGCCTGGGGCGCGATCCCGAACGAATGGGCATACGCCCGCTTGTAAATGTCGTCCCCTTTGCGGACAGGCGCGTCCTCAGCATTGCGTTGCAAGGCGATCGGCGCACCGCGCAGCGCGCCGTGCGTGATGGCCTCGCCGCTGTGCCATGTACCATCCACCCCTTGGCACGTATCAAACTCACGAAACGCGTGCAGCTTGGGGGTTTCACCGGCCAGCCACGCCAACACCCGGCCTTCAATGTTGGACAGATCGGCCACGACCAGCTTTTTAGTCTTTGGTGCAATCAGACAACTGCGCAGCGCGCTGCTGGTCAGCGCCATGACATCGTCAAAGACTAAATCCACACAACCGGCTTTCATGGCATCGATGCCGACCGCGATCACTTCTTGGCTGAGCGTGGGGCGCGGCAAATTGTGCGGCTGAAACAGCCGCCCCGCCCAGCGCCCGGTGCGACTGGCCCCGTTAAATTGCAGTGTGCCGCGCAGGCGACCGTCAGGGCTGGTGCAGTGCAGCAGCGCCTGGTACTTAGCGGTGCTGGTGCTGCTGGCTTGTCGGCGAATAGACAGCAGTTCGCGCACCGTCTCTGGGAGTGCCGGATCGTCAACGCACCGCGCGACCGTGTGTTGCTGCATGTCCGGCAACGCCACGCCGTGCGCGGTGCTCAGGTGGTGCAACAGTGCATCGCGCTGCGTCGCGGCCTGCACTGCGCCGCCGGTCAACGCCTCGGTACGCTGGGCTAATGTTTGCTTGGCGCGTTCCACAGCGCCAATCGCGGCCTGCACCAAGTCCGTATCGATGAGGACCCCGCGATCATTGATGGTTTGGTCCAGGAACCACAGCGCCAGCTCCGCCCCCGCGTAGTTGTGGGACGGCAACCGCTTCACCACCTCCCGCATCGCGGCCACATCGCGTTGTGCGTACTCCACAAACTGCGCCCAGTCCGTCGGATGGGTGTCACGGCTGGCGCGGCGCAGCGTGCAATGGGCGGGGCGCGGTTTGCAAAACAGTGCAACGAGCCGTTTGCCGTCCTTGTCCTTGGCGTGCTCCACAGGCACGCGCAGCAGCTCGCATAACGTGCCCAGCGCCCCAGGCAGTGAATGGGCCAAGGCCTGGGCCATTGAATCGCGCCAGCGCTCCAAGGGGATGTCGATGCCGCAATGGCGTAGTACGGTCCGATCAAAATGAGAGTTGTGGAAGTACAGTAATACGCCTGGGTCATGCAGCGCGGCGGACAGGTCGTCAGGCGGCGTGGCCGTGGCCGTGCAGTCCCACACCTGCACCGGCCCCTCACCCAAGGCGTAGGCGAACAGCAACAGCTCGGCGTGCTCGGCATACGCATGCACGCCATGGGCCATCGGGACGGGGGAGTACGTCTCGAGGTCCCCCCATAGGATCGGGGCGGGTGGCTGCGCGGTGGCCATCTCAGGCGGCGACCTTCAGCGAGTCAACCACCGTCGGATTCCAAAGAATCTGGTAGCTGCTATGCCCGTTGCGTGAGTACGGAATGGCTTCGCCCCATACGCGACCGGCTTCGGTTAATTCCCAGTCGTCGCGTTCATTACGGAACTGCAACCCTGCCGACGCTAATAAGTGGTTCGCCTCTTTGGCCGAGCAACGGAGCTGCTTGCCTAATTGCGTCGCATTGAGCAGGCAAAGCGGGTCCCGCAGTGCAGGCAATGCACGGCGTATCTCTTCGGTCGTTAAATTCGTATTGCTTTTGATACAGGCCAAGGTCGCGGCGGCAGCAATTCCTGGTTTCACGCCCGGCACCGTGGAAATGTATTGGCCGATTAACAGGAGTGCGGCAATGCGATCCTGCGTCGGCCCAGGCAAGGTGGGCAGCGCCCCAGGTGTGGAGTACGTGCCTGTTTTGCGCAGGGTGGGCAGGACTTCCTCAAACACCCAACGCTCAAACCGTTCTGCGGCAGGGAGTTTGCTGCTCACAATCAAGCGGAGCATGTCAGGCTCGGAGATGATCCTGGTTTCCTGCAAGCGGCCAAGGTTATCTGGGATGGGGTAACACTTCGTTACCCCTCTGCAATGGTCGCCCAAAGCTTTGTTATGGTTGGTGTAGCCGAGTACATCGGCAACGTCTTTGCCGACAAACCACACTTCACCGTGATCATCGACCACGGTACGCACGGCGTGCGATTCAAATTGGAATGGAGTGATTGCGTTCATTGTGTGTTCCTCTGTGGGTTGGAAGGGGATTGAGACGGAAGGCGCGTGATGCAGTGGGATGATGTGTTGACCCGCTTTTAGCGCTGCGGGCAGCGCTTCATCGGTCAGCCACTGTCTAAAGCGTTTAGCGGCGGCTTTGGTGCTGCCGATGAGCAGGGCGTACATTCCCGGCTCATTGAGATAGTTGGCGCGTTGAGTCCGCCCGATGGCGTCGATGATTTCGCGTTTTGATAGATCATCTGCGTCTACGTGGGACTTGATTGCCTGAGATGGATTCGCCAATCCCAACGCCGTGCAAATGTCATTGGCGTTAAACCACGGTGTACCGGCCTCATCGACCTGGACACGCACGGCGCGGGATTCAAACTGGAGCGTGAACTCAGAGGGTGTATGCATGAGGTTGTCCTTGAAGGTGTAAGGGGAGCTGGGGTGTGGGAGGGCGAAGCGCCCTCCCTATTGGGGTTCACCCCCACGGCATGGCGCCTTCAACATCGGCCAGCTCAGCAATGGCGCTCAGGTCCTCGAAGTCCTCCACGCTGGCCACACCGCCTCCAGCGAACGCCTCACCATCACCCACGAACTGCACGCCACCCAGCGAGGCGTTAATCCGCTTGCCGTAGTTGTTGTCCTGCGCCCAGAGTTCTATGTTGGCGTTGACGTAACATCCGGCATACGGCCTGCCGTCCTGCGCGGCGAGCGGGGTCCGGTCACGGTCGATCACCAGTGGCCGGGACTTGTTACGCGCAGAGACGTATAGGTGCCCTGCAAACCCGTCATAACTGGCTTTCAGGTCGCCATCATGCAACGCGACTTTGTCACCCATACGCATCTGTTTAAGCTGGGCCGCCGCCTTAACGCCCCATTTGTCATTGGCCATCTTGTCAATCGCCTGGTTAAGGGCTTTCACTTGCGGATCGGCAGGGTCGATGAGGAAGCAGGCCGAGAAGGCGGCTTCGCCTTCGCCATTCACTTTCTTAGGTTCAAACAACACGGGGAAGGCTAAGCGCACGTTTTTTAGGGTGAGTTTCATCACGGTGTCTCCTGGGGTGAAAGTAGGGTTGGTGTTTTTGCTGGTGTTGGGTTAGGGGAGCGGCTCAAGTCCTCGAAATCCGTCGCGTCCTGAAGGGCGAGCGGGGGCGTTGATCCGACGTCGGGACAACAACGGGTGCCCCTGTCGCCCTATGAATGAGCGGCTGGAGCTGGGTCCATTGGCTCTCCCCGATGATTCCGGCCTGGTGGAGTTTCTCGGCGCTCGTGGGGCTGATGAGGGACACGTCATGCAGGTGAGCGACTCCAATGCGCATCTGGATGAGCGCGTCCTCGGCGGCAGTCTCGTCCACCCAACGGCGCGGCCCCTGTCGGCCTTGGACCAGCTTGTATCCAGGCACGGCGTTCCCCGAACGCAATTCCGCTGCTGCTTTGGCACGGACAGCCTTACACCAGGACTCAATCAACTCTGTTGCACCAAACAGGGAGGCCAACGTGGTGTTGTCAAACGTGCGCAGGGCCGCGTGGCTGAGCTGCGGGGCCACGGGCTGGGTGAGATCAACAAAATCATCCGCAACCGTGGTCAGTACGTGCGTGGCCAATGCCGGACACGTCGCTTTGGCCTTGCAAAACCGGCAGGGCATTTCTGCGGGGCCGAAATACTCCGAAGATAATTCGCCTACGTTGGTGTAGTGCCCAATCGCTTCCATACACCGCGTAGCACTGCGCTTGACCCGCTGTTTAAAATCCTCCATCTCGGGGAGGGTGCGCACCCACTCATCCGCATGTCCGAGCCGTGGTTGCACGATCACTAGCCGCACCTGCTGGAAGTCTTCCACCCATCCAAATTCACTCAGCGCTGCCAGCGCATACAGCTGTAACTGCTCGTTGCCTTCGGCGAAGACTTTGACGCCTTTGCCGTATTTGAGATCAACGATGACTAACTCATCCCCGGACAGGATCACCGCATCAGCGGTCCCTTGAGCGCCTTGCTCCCCCGTGATGGAGGCAATGTGTAAGGGCTGCTCGACCAGGCGCACCCCCGCAATGGCGCGCACGTAATCCACATACTCCTGCACGGACGCGGCCATCTCTGCGGTCACTTCCCAAACTGCGACCGTTGATCTCATGGCGTTCTCCTACGTACGCGCTGGCATCGGACCCGGTGCGTAATGCGTTGGCAGCCACCGTATGGGCCACGGTGCCTTCATCGGCAAATGGGCTAGCGTCGTCTTTGCAGGTGCGCGTTAACGGAACGCTTGCCGGACAGTGCAGCCAGCGATGCGCACTGCTTGGGGATAGCATGGCGTGCTGGCTCATGGCTCACCGTCTGAGGGCACAGCGTCTAAGGGCAAACCGCGTTCGTGGGCGATGTAAAATCCGTTGATGTACTCCAGCACTTTCGGAAACTAACTCCTCCGGTATCTTGGACAACACTTTGACGCCGAATGACTCCAAAACGTCGTAGGCGTACTTTTCGCCAAGTTCCTTAGACAGGGCCGTTAACGCCTTCGCCACCTCAGCATATCCAGGCGTGCGCATAACGTCGGTTGTGCTCTGAGCAGCAGCCGGTTTGGCAGCGCGCTGCGTCTTACCCGCAGCGGGAGGCGTTGCCGCCGTTGGTTTTTCAGGGGCGCTATCGCTGCGCGGTGTATCGTCAAACACAGGTTGCGCGGGGCTGCACCTGCTGGGCGGCTTAAGCACCGCCAAAACAGCGTTTAATTGGGCCTGGTCGGTAATCGTGACGGTCATAGGGAACATGGGTTTTCTCTCTCGTGTGTGGGTTAGCTGGTGCTGGTGCGTTGTCATCACTGCGCATCGCTGCGCTGCTCCAGTGCCTCACATACGTGCTCGTAGTCTTCTACTAGGGCGGTAAGACGAAACAACAACTCGCTTTCTACAGGCGTAAAACGCTCCACGGCTTGCCGGGTGGTTAGGTCATTCACAAGTTCGCTATCACTCATCGAACGCATGAGTAGTGCTGTCGGCATGGGAGGCGACATATAAAAACTCCTTCCCGAAAAACGTTCGGGGTTAGTGTTTAATTAGGGTTTCAGAAAGCGTTTTAGCGGCGTCGTAGTGCGCGCGGCGCACGCGGTAATTGGCGATGCGTAGTGCGTTTGGCGTTGCTCGGGTATCGCGCAAAATAAAGTGGGCTAACCAAGGGCGCGAGCTGTAATAGTGGCGCAATGCAATACTCTGCTCCTCCGCTTTGCGATAACGATTCATGCATAGTCCTCCTGCATGACACCGCCGCGCATCGCGTTAACGCATTCCGCTTCTTGGCGCATGGCTTCTTTGACGTCTTCCTCAGCGAGAAGCTGCAATTGCTCCAGCCGTACGCGTTCTTGCACTTCGGCTAATGCATACAGACGTTTTAATAGATCGCTGCCGATTAACTGATCCGAAGGGAAGGTATATAAATCCGCTAAAGCACTTCCCATCGCTTTATAATGCTCAGTAGATAATATATCCGCCGCCCATTCATCGGCTTCCGCTCGTTTATCTGGGTTATTTAAATACTCGTGAACCCGCGCATCGACCCGCTCGGCAAAATACTCTTTAAAATCATCTTCCGGTGGTTGTAAACGCGGATCGCTATAACTGCTGTATCCAATACCAGCCATTACGCACCTACCTTTGGCGTATTGGCGGCTTTGTGTGCCATACGGGATAGGACGGATTCATTAAAGCTGTATAATTCTTCACACGCATCTTTTATCTGCGGATACAGTGGATGTGTTGGTTCTACACGTATATATTCGTACCCCATAGACGTACGCTGTATATCGCCGTCTGGCCTACCTACAAACCATGAGCGCACCAAAGGACTGAACTTAACGTAGTGAGCTGCAAAAACTCGTATCGTTCCTTCTGAAGAATTTACACCTGGCTCTTTAAGGTAATCAGTAATGCATTGCCGCTCAGCACCTACAGCGTCCTGGATGTAAGTGTAGTAGAACAGCGGCGCTTTTTTAGTTTCTGATAAGGCCTGGTTAGCCTGTACTTCTTCGGTCAAGGTGCTCATGCGGCCACCTCGTCGCTATAGGTGTGCTCGCCGCTAACGGTGTGGCATGACACAAAAACGGCATCTTTGTAAGCGGCACGGACTTGCTCGTACTGTGGGTGCCTTCTGCCTACAACGAAGTAATCGCAACACCTGTCATCCCTATCGGTTCGAACGACGAAGCAAGAACACACCAAACCGCTAAACAGTGGCAACGGGTCACTAAGGGCGCTTACTTTGATTGCCGAATTAGGATCGTGTGGTGCTACCAAGGAGTAGCTAGCGCGCTGTAACTCCGCGGCTTCCTCATCCCGAATGCCGTTGAAGTAAAACAACGGCGCTTTTTGAGTCCCTGATAAGGCCTGGTTAGCCTGAGGCTGGGGTTGCTCACTAATGATTGATGTCATTTCGATATCTCCTGGCCCCTGCCGCTGGGTGCGGGTGTCGTGGGGCGATGGAGTTACAATAGTGCCGCTTATTATTAATGTCAATAGCGGCACTAATAATTATGTGTATCTTTTATGAAAGTACACATTCTCTATTCGCATCTGGGGCTTAATGAATGCTTTTTCAGTAAAGCATAAAAGTGAACTCGCCGCATTCCCATGACTGGGAATGGAATAGCAGACACTAAGAAATTGTTACGGCGGTGCTAATATCATTCAGGCCGTTTCGTGAGCAACCAAAATCTAAAGAGATTACTTGGCCGCCTGCGGTGGTGGCTGCAATGCCTGAGCAGGAACCTGGATGATGATTGGGGGGGACTGAGCCGGTAACGCTTGATAGCTCCCCTTGATGCTGCTGACCACGAAGCCGCCAACACCAAGAATGCCTGCGAAAAGGCCGATGACCGTAGCAAGCATCCATGTGCGGTTTTCTTTTTGAGCCTTCTCGAAATCAGCACGCAACTCACCCGCCGACTTGTTTAAGTCGGCCCGCAGTTCACCCGCCGACTTGTTTAAGTCAGCCCGCAAACTTTCAACATCGGCCTTGGTGGCAAGCGTGGGGATGATGGTTTCAAGTTGAACTATACGTGCTTCCATGCTGGCATCATGCGGCATAGTGGTTGCCACTGGCAAGCTACGCATTCCCCCACGTCAACCACTGAGCCGTAACACGCTTGAACCAGGGCAGTTTGCGCGATGGGTGGTCCTTTAGATGGGCATAAGATCGCGTCACCTGGTTTTCACACAAAATATCCAGTGCAACAAAGATAGGAGGCTCATCGCTTTCTATCCCCAGGCGCTGTGCAGTCCAGGCAGAAATTTGTTCTTGCGTGGCTTCTGGATGCTTGACGATGTCAGACTCAAGTTGAGAGAAACGGCGGCGTAGGTCGCTATGGATACGTGCCATCTGTGCCGTTCCAGCAACTAGGTTAATACTGGTGGCGATGGTGACAGTGACTGCTCCGGCAAGGGCCATCCACTGTGGCGCGTATTGGCCCAGAGAAGCAATTACTGCGGAACCACTCAATAACCCAATAACAGAATTCAGCTTGTCGCAGCGGTCAAAGAATGCCATACGGCAGGAGTGATAGCGCTGTGACTTCTGGACTCCCCACAGGAGTTCCCATCGCTTGGTATGCAATTCAGTGTTGTTGGCGTCCATGTCCAACAGCATAGCACTACCGTGTTGAAGAGGGCGGCGGTGGAGGTGGCTGCAATTACTATAGCCACCTACCAACCCACCTCACCCGGCCAATAATCTTAATTGGGTGATTTGGATCATCTTTCCAGCGTGGTGACTTCCAGTCGTGATCCCCCAGAGGGTTGTCGGCGGCAAAAAAAACCTGCTTTTTGTTATCAATGATACATCGCTTAACGTTATACTCATCAGCGGCTGCGCCTGGGGTGATAATCACGTAAATGTGCTTGTGATGGGGCGTAGTGTCTGATGTGTCAAACATAATGGCGTCGCTAGATTGAATGTCAGGAAGCATCGAATCACCAGTGCCATGCATGATGACAAGGCTTTCATAGTTTAGGTGCCTTTTATGTAACGAATCCTTGCGGAATTTCAGAATGTGGGTATCCACATCCTCCGCGATCTCTGGTCCAGTAGTGCCTAGCCCCATACGTTGCGTATAACTGCGTACATCAGCCCACATGTCTTCCGTATTCGTAGAAGGTTGAACTAGTTTTTGTTCTGGAAGGTCCGTTCTAATGACTTCCGGGGCGATATTAAGTGCCTTGGAGAAGAGAAGCAAAGACTTATAGTTCAGAGGAATTCTCTGTGTAAGGTACTGGCTGACTAAACCTTGGGTGCCGCCAAGGATGTCTGCCATTTTTTCCTGCGTTAAGCCAAGTGAAAAAGCATGTTTATCCCATTCAGCACGTAAACGCTTTCCAGCTTCAATATCAGCTGGTGTGGGCTTGGCTTTTCTAGTCCTAGGTGTATTCATATTAAAAACGCTAATTCTTTCTGCACTCATTACCAATTAGCGCCACTATTGATATTCTTGATAAGTGGCGCTATTGTTTGCTGATGGACATCATCAAAACCTACCGATCATCAGTCGGTATCTCTCAAGCAAAACTAGCGCGCCTGCTTACTGAGGGCGGCTGCCCAACTACGCAAGCGCTCGTTTCCCAAATTGAGAAAGGGCGAGTTCGTATTACGCCTGAGCGTGCCGTAGCTATTGAGCGCATCTCGAAGGGGGAACTTTGCAAAGAAGTTCTTATCTTCGGCGCTTCCCCCACAAATCACAGGCCGGAGATGTCCGATGCGGCGTGATGGCTTGGAACGGACACGTGCTCGTGTACCCGTTTCTATGGACGAACTCCGCGTCAAGGAATACCAGGTGAAAGCCGAACTGCTGCGGTTGAAAGCAGCAGCAATAGATGATCCCTTGCTTAAAGAGCGTCTTTTGGCGCAGTCCAGCCTTGCATCTCTTCGTGCAAAGCACATTGCAAATCTTTGTAACTCATTCAAACGGCACACCGTTTGATGCGCTGTCTTCGATCTTTTCAATGACATTGAATAACCCTTGGTAATGAATCTATGTATGCCGATCCGACCCACATTCGTAGTCACCCAGTGAAGGTGCGTTTTAACGATGCCGAGCACGCATTGATTAATGCGTTGGCCCACTACAACGGGATGCAACCGGCGGCGTTGGTTCGTGCACTGGCGTTATCGGTAGCCACTGCTGCGATAAAGAATGATAAGCGGCAAGTAGACGCGGCTTGAAGTGCCTAACCAGGCCCTTTGGAGGCCCTGTGGAAATTGATCTAAGCCCTGCTGATCGAAAAATATTTGAGCAATACGCACAAATCTATGGACTGGCTTGTGTTGATGAAGCGGTAGAACACGCTGCAAAACAAGCACTAAAGGACGCTTATCTGTTACGGGCCAAGAATGGGCATTCGCCTCTTGGAGAAGGCGTGGTGCTTTATTTGAAGGGACTTAAAAAGCCCTCAAGGAATCAAGAATGAAAGCAAGCGATGACAGCGTGAGCTTGACCCGTATGAATGACCGTAAGAGGAAAGGTTGTTATGTATATCTCAGTGGTTCCCTTTGATGACCCTGTAGGCAGCCTCGTTGGCGAGGGCAACAAGCGCCTTATTATCGATATTGCGGCCGGTCCTCCGGCACCAGGCAACGAAGTCAGCGGATCGTATCTCGGCCTTGACGGTCCTGATGCCCTGGTCATTGAGGCGTTTGAAGTGTTGCTCCGCAGCGGCTTCCCATTCAGCGTACGTCCGATGCCAACGGCGCTCGGGAAGGATGCGCAATGAGTAATGATTTTGATGCGCAGATGCAGGCGCTTCTTCGCCGACAGTACCGGCTTTGGAAGCGTTGTACCCCGGCCAACAACTTATATGGCATTGCGCAAGCGGCGTTTTGCTATGGATATGCTTGCGGCCTTGTTGATTTGAAATCCGATAACGGAACGCTTGCGAAGCGGGATAGGGAGCTAGAGTCCGATGGACTTGCATGCAGATTCGAGTCTGGCGTACCCGCCTTCCCCATAGACATCAAACCAGCGTTGGCTGGCCGAATGCATGAGCTTCTGGCTGCCTGTGGTGTCCAGCTTTCCTCTGACTTCATCGCCGATCTTGATATCGACGCCGTCAAGTATCTCAAAGATTGAAAAATGGCCGTACCCATCAATCTCTATAACAAGCATCCCTCTTCGTGGATTCATCGCGCGGACGGTGCCTACCTTCAACGGTGTTCTCCTTGCAGTGTGATGGATGTTGGCGTTCCCATCATAAAACAACCAAGGGGCAGGCGCTTCTTCGCCGACAGTCACGGTGACACCGTGAGCTTGACCCACATTCACCGCTGCGGTACCGTCGCCGGTAAGGAGCCTAAGAACTCTGGAAACAGCGGTACCCGCATCCGAAATCCATGCGGTTTTTTTACGCCTGCACGTTTTTACGTCGGGAGGGCGGCAGCGATACAACACCCGCAAGGGGAAAGCTGCCCGCCGTCTGTTTCCGGTTTCTTAGCCTCCCGACACCCACAGGTGCGGCGCCTAAGAACGTTCCTCCTGTGGTCATCTCACGAAACAGGAGACGTTTTATGACGCAGTTACCTGCTGCCGTGTGTTTTTCCGGCCAATCCCTTTCCATTATCGACCGTGACGGTATGCCGTACTTGACGGCTGCCGATCTGGCCCGAGCGCTTGGCTACGCCGATGAACGATCCGTTTCACGTATCTACAACCGTCATTCCGACGAGTTCACCTATCAAATGACCTTGGTGGTCAATTTGGCCACCAAGGGGTTTGGAAGCGGCAACTCAGACAAACCTGTCCGACTCTTCAGCCCTCGCGGCTGCCACCTGGTGGCGATGTTTGCCCGTACTTCAGTCGCCGCCGCGTTTCGTCGCTGGGTGCTGGATGTGTTGGAAGTCCTCCCCTCGATCCGCAAGACGTGCGAGTACACAGTTCATCCTGATCTGGGATACGACCAGATGCGCAGCTACTCCAAAGACCGTAAGCATATGGAGGAGTTAAACACCGCTCATAGCCGTTGGATTAGCGATGTCAGACGGCTACTTGAGTCCGCAGGAATAAAAGAGCCTGAATTCCCAAAAGGGTTGGAAGATAGTGAAGCCATTGCCACATCAGCACTCGTCGAACTATTGAGATGGCATCGCTGGGTATTGGATTTCGATCATGACTTCAGGCTACGGCTGACACCCGTCACGCTGCATACCAATGTTCTTACTAGCGACGAAGTAGCCGATTGGGTCAGACACCCAACGTTTCCAAGCAAGCATCTACCAGATATCGCAAAAGCCGCGATCGAGCGCATGAGTAAAGCGTTCTCAGAAAAAGCCCTCGGCCCGCACCTGGAACAGGCTGCCCAAAAGGTCAGGGGGGTTACTTATCGCCGTTTTAGCTAACGCCTCCGGCGGGCTACCTGGCCGTACTCCTTAATTAGTAAGGAGTGACTTTCAAATCACTAAACCACCCCCGCAGTTAAAAAAGGGCGGGCTGAGGGGGTGACCTCAACTCGCCCTGAATAAAGGAGAATAGTGATGAAGAATGATTCTATCACAATCCTGAAACACCCCGTAAATACCCTCGCCAAAACATGGTGCGCTGATGGCACGCTGAAAGCCTACGACAACGCCAAGTTCTTCCAGGTGGAGCAACGATCGCTCAACAATAGTCGCGAGCTGTCTGCACTCCTCACGGAGCTGGAGAATAACCCCCATGCCTGCGTGATTCGCGGGGCGTATGTGGGCGATGTTAAAGCCGCTGCGCTGGATACAGAGTTCCAGAAGGGGAAAGCACGGCGCATTGCCGAGTTGTACGAGGATATCCCGCATCACTGGATGCTCGTTGAGATCGATAACTTCGAGCCACTGCGCCTTGATCCGGTCGCCGATCCGGTGGGGAGCATCAGCGAGTTCCTCCATGCACATCTCCCGTTCTGGTTCGCAGGTGCGGATTACCATTGGCAGTTATCCAGTAGCGCGGGGCGGGGCGAGTGCGCAGGGAAGCTAAAAGCTCATGTGTGGTTCTGGCTACATACGCCGTACACCAGCGCACAGCTCAAAGCCTGGGCCACTGCCTGCGCTCCAGCCCTGGACGCTTCTGTATTTAATCCGGTGCAAATCCACTACACCGCCGCCCCCGTGTTTGAAGCCGGTGTCACCGATCCGGTGCCAGTGCGTAGCGGCTTTGTGAAAGGCCTTCTTGAGGATTCTGTATTGCTGGAGATTGATGCAGCGATCCTGGAAAGCGCCAAGAGTGAAGGCAAACCCAGCCGCCAACACAAGCTCATGGCGGCGGCGGCTAACGACCCTGTGGCCGTGCGCCTTGAAGAACGCGGAATGATCTTATCGAGCGGTAAGGCGGGTGAACTCTTTGTCGAATGCCCCTTGGCTACGCAGCATACACAAGCCTCTAACCCCACAGCCACGGTGTATTACCCCGCACACACCGGAGGTTATGCCAATGGCGCGTTTGTATGTCAGCACGCTCACTGCCGAGGGCTGCCACAAACGGCGTTTCTACACGAAATAGGAATCTATTCCGATGAGGAAATGCTAGCCATGTTCGAGGACCTCACGGACGCGCCTGCCACGCTCGCCATTGAGAGGCACGACGTGCCCGAAGCGCTGTACCTGACCACTGACAAAGCGAACGCAGTGCGGATCGCCAAGCACTACGGCAAACGGATCATGGTGTCTGCTGAGCGCTGGTTCGTCTGGGAAGGCACCCACTGGGCGCATGATACGGATGCGGCACGCCTGCTAACGTTAAAACTCTCCAAAATCATTCGTGGTGAAGTGGAGCAATGGCGCACCAAACGCGCCGACACAGAGAAGGAGAAAAGCAAACACGCAAAGATCGCCGCTGCACTGGAGGCATGGGGCAAGAAGTCGGAAATGCGCAGCACTGTAGAGGCGGCGATGGCGCTGGCCAAAAGTATGTTGGTCGTGAAAGCGGAACGGCTGGACACGGACCCCTGGCTATTGAACTGTGCCAATGGCACGGTGGACCTGCGCACCGGAACGCTCAAAGCGCACCGCCCTGAGGACTACATGACGCGGGTCGTTCCCGTTAACTACACGCCGGATGCCGCTGCACCTGTGTTTAAAAAGACACTGGCACGTATTACCTGCGAAGAGGGGCAGGCCCAGCAGCCACTCAGTGACTTCCTGCAACGCTGGTTCGGCTACTGTGCCACCGGCTCGGTGCGTGAGCACAAGCTCGCCGTGATGTACGGGATGGGTCGCAATGGGAAAAGCACGCTACTGGACCTGATCTCGGGGATTCTTGGCCGCTATGCGGGCGTGGCCGCCCCTGGGCTGTTAATGGATGCCGGTCACGACCGGCACCCTACCGAGATCGCCGACTTGGTAGGACGGCGCATGGTAACGGTGAATGAAACCAGCGAAGGCGGCCTCTTGCGAGAAGGCTTCGTGAAGCAAGCCACTGGTGGCGATATGCTCAAGGCGCGCTATATGCGTGCCGATTTCTTCGATTTCCAGCCCACGCACAAGCTGCAACTGCTGACTAACCATAAGCCGGTGATCAAAGGGCAGGACGTGGGCATCTGGAGTCGCCTGATGCTCATCCCGTTTAAAGCGCGCTTCGGCACCGCTGAAGAGGTAGAGGCGGGGATCGCCCAATACCCCATAGACCATAAGATCACTGAGAAGCTGGCCGCTGAACGAGAAGGCGTCTTGGCGTGGCTCGTGGCGGGGGCGGTGGAGTGGTACAGGGAGGGGTTGAACCCTCCGGAGATTGTGCGGGACGCTTCCAAGGACTATCAGACGGAGCAGGACCGCGTTACTCAGTTCATTAGCGATGAGTGCGTATTAGGAATGGAGCACGAGGAGAAGCTAACCGCGCCAATGGGTGGTGGCCTCTACCCTGCCTATACGCAATGGTGCAAAGACAGCGGTGTTTACGCGCTATCCAAAGTCCGTTTCCTTGGCGAATTGGAGCGGTGCGTGCCGAAGTTTAGGAAAAAGCATGTGTATGAAACCCCTGAAGGGGGGAAGCGCCGGATGTTTCTAGTTATTCAAGGCATCGCGTTGACGGGCGCTGACCTGTAACGAAAAGAAGTACAGCGCCCTCGGCATCTCGCAAATGGCTGTTAGCGAGATGCCGAGGGTTTGTAGGGTGTTAAAGCCGCACCGCCTACAGTCGCACCCCTGCACTTCTTACACTTGCGTTTTGCGATATCAATCTAAACTCGTTGTATAAAATATGTACACCATACACGGGGGTTAACAGGAAATTGCACGTTTTTGAAGTGCATTAAGTGCAAGGTTGCACTACCCTCACTGTTTCTGCCTATGTTTTTCTATTATCCGTCCCAACTCATTGTATAAAAAATATACAGCGTATATAGGGAGAAATAGGAAATTGACCCGAATAACAGTGTGGCTAGTGCACCCCTTAATAGTCACCCCATTCTCGCGCCCGTACAGCTAGCCACTGCCACACAGACGGAAGCAAGCGCCACCGCATCACCCAATAATCTTCTTTACAATCAATGGGTTATACTAGTTCCCATGTTTTTTTGTGATGGGTGAGTGACCAATGCAAACAACATGCTTTCTGCAACGCTCCAATCCGCCTCGCTTGCTGGCGCGTTTGTCCTTGGGTGGGAAGCCCTCCGTTGCGAGATGTGGGGATGCGGTAGGGGTTGGGGTGAGGCCCGCCGTTGCTACCAGGTTGCCTGCCAGTGTGCAGGAGTTGGCGGATGTCATCGGACGGGAGCAAGCGTTAACCCTGATTGGTCAGTTGCCGCGTACGTATCCCAAAGGCCGCCGCAGTGGCAAGGTGATTTTGTATGTCCCTAAGGTTTTGTCACCCCATCACCGATTGGTATCCATTCTGGGATGGGGGGATGCACAAAAGCTGGTGGATGTTTTCGGTGGGGAGATTTTGCAGCCAGCCAATTGCAATTGCATTGCCCGCCATGCGCGGGATTGTGCAGTTGTGGGGCTTTTGCGTCGTGGTGTGCCCTTGGATGTCATTGCCGCGATATTTGGGATCAGTGTCAGGCACGTCAGGAATTTCGCTGGGGGTAGTCCCTGGCACCCGTCACGGAAAACCTGTCACAGGACGTGCGCCGAGGAGACGCGCAGGATGAGCGGCAATGAATGTCTCCGGGACGTGTCATGCAGACCATTGGTGAAGAAGGCATTGCACTGATCAAATTTTTTGAGGGTTGCAAGTTGAACCCGTACACCTGTCCTGGTGGAGTGTTGACGATTGGCTACGGCGAGACGGGCAAGCATGTGACGCCTGATATGTGTCTTGCCAATGAGCAGGAAGCGGATGCGATGTTACGTGCTCGATTAGCCAAAGAGTTTGAACCGGCGGTGCGGCGTTATGTGCGTGTGCCACTGAAGCAACAGCAGTTTGATGCGTTGGTGTCGTTGAGCTTCAACATTGGTACGGGTGCGTTCCACCGCTCGACGCTGTTACGCAAGCTCAATGCCGGTGATGTGGCTGGTGCGGCGGAGCAGTTTCATGTGTGGAAATGGGCGGGGGGCAGTATCCAGTCGGGTTTAATCATCAGACGTGCCGCCGAACGTGCATTGTTTGAAGGCAGTGACTGGCGTGCTGAAGAGAAGCAACGGCGTGCTGCTTTAAAGGGTCGCCGTGATTGATCCCTCGAGCATGATGTCCTGGTGGAAAGAAGCGTTTTACACGTGCCTTGCGATGGTGGCAGGGATACTTGGCTACCTGATGCGTTCTCTAGACAACGGTGAGAAACCAACCTGGGCGCGTGTGCTGATCGAAGCCAGTGCGGCGGGGCTGGTGGGGCTGTTTGCGATGTGGGTGTGTGAGTCTCTGGAGTTAAGCCAGCAACTGACAGCCGTCACTGTGGGGGTGTTTGGTTGGCTTGGAGCCTCTGCCAGTTTAGACCTAATTCAAAGCTTCATAGTCCCCAAAGTGGGGGGTGGGAGAAGGAGTTCGGATGATCGTTAATACACTGCGTCGCGTCGCAACACGTTTGCCCAGTGTGCGGCTGTTGATTGAGTACATGATGATTGGTGCGTTGGTGGCGCTGGTGGCACATGCGGTGCTGGCGTGGTCCGAGCGCAGTCAATTAGCGCAGCGGGCGGCGCAGCTGGAAGGCCAGTTAGCGGCGGTGGAAAGCACGTTGGATGCGCAGGTCGCGATCAACATGGAGCAAGACGCTGCAATTGGACGGTTACGCACTTTACGGGAGATTGACAGCCGCGCGATGTCGGGTTTGCAGTCTGATCTGAATCGGATCACGTTGCGCGACCGGGCATTGCGGCAGCGCATCACACATTTGGAGCAACACAGCGATGAGGCGAAAGCTTTTTTGGATAGGGATGTGCCTGATGTGCTTGGGTGCTTGCTCGACGGCGGTTCCTGTCAAGCCAGTCACCCTCACGCAAAGCCGCGTTGAAGTCATCGCACCGCCGCAGGTGTTGTTGCAGCCGTGTGAGGCGCCGGAGTTGCCGCGTGTAGAGACCGTCCGCGATGTGTTGAACCAGACATTGGGATGGCGTTTTGCCTATGAACAGTGTGCGGCGCAAGTGCGCTGTGTTGCGGCATGGGTGCAGGCGGCACGGAGGGGGCAGCCGTGGTTCTCAGATGGCTGCGGAATGGAAGACAGCGATACCTCACCGTGACCATGGTGTAGTGGCATCTGGTGGATGTGGAAGCGTCAAATGAGCGAATTTAGCTGCAATTTGACAGATTTTCATGGGTCCTTCCTGATGGGGGAGGCCTGCGGGGTCGAAACTCCGCGAAGCTTCCATTGTGCGTGGCATTTTAATTCTCACTTGTTGTTTATATCGACCGATGGTTTTACAAAAGCAGCAAGGAAAACAGGTTAATCGTGCAGGCCTTTCGGAGATATTCGGTGTAGCGTTGCCGACGATCGATCAATGGGCACGTAACGGCTGCCCGGTCGTGAAACGCGGTGGGCGTGGGCGGGAATGGGCGTTTGACACGGCTGTAGTTGCCCGCTGGTTACGTGACAAAGCCGCAGAAGAAGCGGCGGGTGAAGCGGTGGCCGATATTGAAGAATGGAAGCGCCGCAAGATCGCCGCTGAAGCGCAACGTGAAGAGTTGCACTTGGCCGATGCAAAAAAGCAGGTTGCTCCTTTGGAGCAGGTGGAAAAGACATTGGCCCGCGTCTTTGCAGAAGTGCGTGCCAACCTGCGCACTATTCCAGGGCGGACCGTCGCCCTCCTACTGGGTGAAACCGACGAGCGCCGCTACAAACGCGTGCTGCTGCAAGAAATCGATCAGACCTTAGAAAATCTCGCGTCCTTGGACCTGACCCAAGAAGACACGGACGCCGACGAAGACGAGGACGAGGACGAGGACGAGGAAACAGGCGATGTCTGAAACCTTTGGTTTAACCGCCCTAGAAAACCAAGAAGGCGTCGATCAGATGATCAGCAACGCCTTACAGATGCTGCGACCACCCCCAGCAATGAAGCCTTCCGAATGGGCACAGACACGCATCCGCATTCCTGAAGGCAACGCCATTCCTGGCCCCTTGCGCCTCGACAACGCCCCCTACCAACGCGAACCCATGGATATGCTGGTGGACCCGGACTGCTACCGCGTCACCCTGAAATGGGGCGCACAAGTCGGTAAAACCATGCTGGCCTTATGCGTACAAGGCTACTGCATCGAAATGGCCCCTCGCAGCCAAATGATGCTGCAACCCTCCCAAGGCGATTTACAAGCCTGGCTAGAAACCAAATTCTCCCCGCTGATTGCAGCCAACCAAGGATTGCAACACCTCATTGCAAAACCACGTGGTCGCGATGGCGTCAACAACCAGCGGATGAAATCCTACCCTGGAGGATTTCTGATGTTTGCCTGGTCAGGCTCCCCAAAGACCATGCGCGGGCGCTCAGCTCCACTGATTGTGTGCGACGAAATCGACGGCTACGAACGCACGGACGAAGGCCACCCGGTGAGCCTGTTGTGGCAGCGCGCCGCGACCTTTGGGGATGAACGGTTTCTTCTGGAGATCAGCACACCCACCATTGAAGGTGCCAGCTATATTGATGAGGCCTACCGGGCCGGAGACCAGAGGCGATTTTATGTACGCTGCCCCGCTTGCGGATGCGAACAAACCCTAGAATGGGAACACGTCAGCTGGGTTGGACGCCAAAGCGACCCCGACGCCGATTTGGCCACTATCGACGCCCATCAACCGCACACTGCACGCTACGTCTGCCAAGGGTGCGGCGTATGCTGGGATGACGGCCAACGCATTGCCGCTGTTCGCCAAGCCCGCTGGCAGGCCAGCAAACCCTTTAACGGCCATGCCTCCTACGAACTGAACGAACTCTACTCCACCTTCCGCCGCCAAAGCGCCATCGTTCAAGACTACCTGGACAAACTCAAACACCAGGACCTACAAACATTCACCAACGTCAGCCTGGCCCGCGTATGGAGCGAGACCGCCGAACAGGCCGACATTGACGACCTACTGCGCCGCCTTGAAACCTACCTTGCCGATGTTCCTATGGGCGGCGTCTTTCTCACGGCGGGCATCGACATGCAAACCGACCGCCTTGAAGTGGAAATTGTCGCATGGGGCATTGGCGAAGAATCCTGGTCCATTCATACCGCCGTTCTCTACGGCGATCCCCTCTTAGGCGACGTCTGGGACGCACTGGACCGCTACCTCTCTACCACCTGGCAGCATGAAAGCGGCCTACGTCTATCCATCCAGGCTGCCTGCTTAGATACCGGAGGCACCTCCGGCTACACCCAAGCCGCTTACCAATACCTGCGTACCAGGACAGGCAGACGCCTCTTTGGCATTAAAGGCGTTGGCGGCTGGGGCCGTCCCATCGTAGACAAAGCACAACGCAAACATTCCGGACGCAACGCACCCAGAATCAACCTCTTTACCGTTGGCGTGGACGAAGCAAAATTAATTGTGATGCGCCGCCTTGCCATCACCCAGCCCGGCCCAGGCTACTCCCATTTCCCCGCAGACCGTTCCCCCGACTGGTTTGCCCAACTGACGGCTGAGAAATTGCGCACCCGCTACCTCAAAGGCCAGCCCATACGCCAATGGACCAAACCCGACAAAACCCCCAACGAAGCATTGGATTGCCGCGTCTACGCCTACGCCGCCCTCAAAATCATCAACCCGCATCTACCACATGACGCCAAGCGTATTAAGGACGCCGCCGCCTTATTGCCCGAGGAAAAACCGCCACAGGACCCCACCCCAGAAGTGCAACACCATACCCCTCATTTCCGCCCCCAACGCCCCCGGCACCCCTTAAAAAGCCGGAGAACATGGGCTAACGACTGGTGACCCATGACATTCCAGCACCGCTGCCCAACATTCCCTGCCAAGATCAATGCTGGATGCTCATTACAGATCGCCTTTGCACTCAAAGACTACCCCTGGCCCGACTGGACACTCCATTGCCTGCTGCGTGGTCCGGCATCACTGGACCTCATCGCCCAGGGTGAAAACACCACCCACCGCTTCGACATCCCCGCTGCGGACACTGCACAGTGGACACCCGGCGATTACCTCTACCAACTGCGTGCAGCACACAGCCCCCACACCATCGAACTAAAACGTGGCACATTCCGTGTGGAACCGGACTTCGCATCGCTGCCCCAAGGCTATGACGGACGCAGCGACAACCAACGCGCCTTAGATGCCATCAACGCCGTCCTGCAAAAACGCGCCACCCAGGACCAACAGCGCTACCGCATCAACAACCGCGAACTGTGGCGCACCCCCATCGCCGAATTACTGAAACTGCGCACCTTCTACGCCGTTGCCGTACAGCGCGAAACACCCACCGATACCCCCCGCTGGGGGAACGTCGTTCCTGTGAGGTTTGTAGGATGAACCTCTGGACATGGTGGACACAGCGCACAGCCCCTCCAGATCAGCCCACCCCAGACACGGCAACACCCCAGCCAAACCACACCCCGCGGCGCTGGTATCAGCGCCTGCTGCCCCTAGGCGGCATGTTCAAAGCCGGACAAGTGGATGCCAATGACCTGTGGAGCAGCATCCCCGTCTCCCCGGACGAATACATCACCCAACGTCTTCCAATCCTGGTCGCGCGCATGCGCGAACAATGGTCCAACAACGACCATGTCAAACGGTACATTGACCTATGCCGCCGTAACATTGTGGGTCCTCGCGGCATCGTCATGCAGGCCCAAAGCAGAAAATCGCGCAGCGGTGCCCTGGACACCACCATCAACGACGCCATTGAAACCTGGTGGCAAGACTGGGGCCGCAAAGGCCATTGTGACGTCACCGGAAAATTATCATGGCGTGAAATCCAGACCCTCTGCGTCGAGACCTGCGCCCGTGATGGAGAGTGTATTGCCCGAAAAATTTATGGCACACACGCCGGACCGCATGGCTTTTGCTTACAACTGATTGACCCCTTGCGCCTGCCGGTGCGCTACCAAATGCTGAAAACCGACCAGACCGGCGGATTTGTCCGACAAGGCATCGAATTTAACCGATTCGGAAAACCACTGGCCTATCACTTCAGCTCCATTGACGAACGTGACGCCTACTACTACAGCATCAATGGACGAGGCTACGTCCGCGTTCCTGCCGACGAAGTGATCCACATCTTCAAACCCGTGATGGTGGGACAACGCCGCGGCCTGCCTTGGGCCGCCACCTCCCTACTGCGTCTGCACCACCTACAAGGCTTTGAAGAAGCCGCCGTACAAAACGCACGCGCCGCCGCGAGCAAAATGGGCTTTGTCCGCTATCCGGAGGGCTATGGACCGCGCGCCGACGAACAGGAAAACGTTGCCCAAACAATCCAGATGAACGCCGGACCCTTAGCCATCCACGAACTCCCCCACGGCGCAGAATTTCAAGACTGGAACCCCCAATACCCCTCAGGGGAATTTGGCTTATTCACCAAAGCCGCCAAACAAAGCTTGGCCGCGGGCATGGATCTCTCCTACCACGCCCTCTCCGGCGATCTGGCGGACGTCAACTACTCCAGCATCCGCCAAGGCACATTGGATGAACGCGAACGCTGGAAAGAAGACCAGCAATTTTTTATCGAATCCCTCCACACCCCTGTTTTTGAAGCGGCCTTGAAAGTGGCATTGCTGAGCGGACAGATTCGCGTCCATGGCAAACCACTGCCTGCCGAGCACTACGACCGATACCGCCGCGTTTCCTGGCAAGGCCGCCGCTGGGCCTGGGTTGATCCCCGCGCCGACGTTGAAAGCGCACTGACCTGCATCCGTGGCGGCCTGACCTCCACCAGCCAAGTGATCCTGGAACAAGGCCGCGACCCCCAGGACGTCTTTCGCGAAATCGCCCAAGACCTGAAAGAAATGCAAGCCTCCGGCATCCCCAACGACTACCTCAAGTACCTGCTGTATGGCGCAGACCTCACTGTCGCCAACGCCACACCGACCGAGAAGGAACCCACCCCCCATGAACACAGCGACTGAAGTAGTACGGGACCTTCGCAAAGGCGGCACCCAGTACCGCCATGCCGACGTCCTGTCGATAGACGCACCCGCCCGAACCCTTGAACTTGCATTTAGCAGCGAATCAGCAGAAGTAAAGACATGGTCCGGCGTGGAGATTCTCGGCCACCGCCCCGGCGAAGTGCGCCTGCACCGTCTTGACAACGGTGCCGCCTTACTCCTGGACCACAACCCGCGCGATCAGATTGGCGTTGTCGAATCGGCCTCTATTGACAGCGACCACCGCGGACGCGCCATCGTGCGCTTCGGGCGCAGCCCACGTGCTGAAGAAATCTTACGAGATGTCCTGGACGGCATCCGTAAACACGTCTCAGTGGGCTATTTGGTGCATCAAGTCGAAGTGATCGGCCAACGCGACGGGTGCCCCCTATACCGCGCCACGGACTGGGAACCCATTGAAATCTCCATTGTCAGCATCCCTGCCGACCCTTCCGTGGGCATCGGGCGCGCCTTGGAAAATCCGCCACAGGACACCCCAGCCGCCGCACCACACACTCCATGCACCCCTGAGGATCAACCCATGACGGAACCATCACCCCCCACCCATGCCGACACCACCAGCACACCCCAGCCGACATCCAACGATACCGGCACCCTCAACGGCGTCGATGCCGAGCGGACCCGTGTCAGACACATTGCGGACCTTGGCAAAACCTACGGGCACTTGGAACTAGCGCATGACTACATTACCCAAGGCCACTCACCGGAAGCATTCCAGCGCGCCTTACTGACAAAACTGACGGACAAAGCATCCATGCCCCAATCCGAACCACAGACCGACACTGACACCGGCATCGGCCTGTCCACACAAGAAATACGGCACTACAGCATCGTCCGCGCGGTCCGCGCGTTATTGCCTAATGCCAGCCAAACCGACCGCAACGCGGCGGCCTTTGAGATTGCCTGCTCCGCCGCCGCAGAAAAAACCTACGGCAAACAGGCGCGCGGCCTGCTGATCCCCTCGGACGTCCTGAACCGCGCCTTCTCCACCACCACCCCGACGGACGGCCCCGGCGGCAACATCATTGCCACCGAACTGCACGCCTCCTCCTTTATCGAAATCCTGCGTAATAAAACCTGGGTCATGCAGCGCGCTACCGTGATGGGCGGCCTGGTTGGCAACGTCGATATTCCTAGACAGAAAGGCACCACCCAAGCCTACTGGGTGGGGGAAGGTGACTCACCGGAAAAAAGCAAACCGGCCCTGGACCAAATCCACTTCACCCCCAAATCCCTGGCCGCCTATACCGACATCACCCGGCGTCTGCTCTTGCAATCCACCCCGGATGCCGAACAAATCGTCCGCAGCGACCTCCTGAACGTCATGGCCCTGGAAGTGGACCGTGCCGCCATCTACGGCAGCGGCTCGGATATGCAACCCACAGGCGTTAAACACCACAGCGGCATTAACGCCGTGTCCTTTGCACAAAAAGGGCAACCCACATTTGCTGAACTTGTCCAGATGGAAACGCAAATTGCACTGAACAACGCAGATGTGAACGCCATGTCCTACGCCTTCAATGCGGGCATACGTGGCTACGCCAAAACGGCCTTGAAGTTTCCCCAGACCGCCGCCAGCGGCACGATTTGGGAATCCGGCAACACCGTCAACGGCTACCCCGCCAGCGTGTCCAACCAGATTAAGGCCGGTGATGTCTTCTTTGGGAACTGGGCGGACCTCATCATTGCCATGTGGGGAGGCTTAGATATCACCGTTGACCCCTACAGCCTCAGCACCAGCGGCGGCACGCGGATTGTCGTGTTCCAAGACGTCGACTTTAACATCCGTCGTACCGAAAGCTTCTGCTACGGCGCAGCCGCCTGACCCTTAAGGAACACACCATGTCGACGACGACAAACACCCTCAAAATCAGCGCTGCGGTGGTGATCCAAGGCCTGATTTACCGCCCTGGCACAATCGTCCAGGTCCCTACGGCACTGGCGCACGATTTAATGCGCCGTGGCCGTGCTGAGCTTGCCGGTGATGCCGATGGCCCCGTGGGGGTGATCATCGACCCACCCAGCGGCGAAACGCCCACGCCCAACACGTTGACCCGTACAGAAACCAATGAGAAGCCATCCCAACGCGGCGGTCGCCGTTGATGCACCACCCCTGCTGGGACGATCTAGACGCCTTCCTAGAAACCGATGATTTTGCCGTGACAGCCCAGTTGCACTCGGAGAAAACGGGGCGCGTCCATGCATGCACCATTGTTTTTGACGCGACCTACATTGATGCGGACATCGGCGACTACAGAATGAACGCCCCGGAACCCTCCTTTACCTGCAAAGAGACCGATGTTATGGGCTTCAAAAAACATGACTACGCCCGCATTGAAGATCGCCACTACCGCCTCACCCACGACCCACAACCGGATGGAACCGGCATGGCCCTCGTGCGGCTGGCCCCGATGGTGCCCCCATGATTGGCTTCCACATCCACACCCACAGCCTCACCGCCATCGCGCAAGCACTCAACGCCACGGAAACCCAGATGCAACAGGCCCTACGTTCGGCCAGCATCAAAATGGCGGCCTGGCTGCGTACCCGCTCCGTGCGTGGGCTGAGCGATGCATTGCAACTCCAACAAAAGATCGTACGCCGCCGCCTGCGCACCTATCGACAACGCGACCAGATGAAAGTGTGGTACGGCCTGAACCCCGTCCCCCTCCTATGGCTGAAACCCAAAGCCACCCCTAGCGGCGTCAGCGCCCTTGGCGGGCGTCAGATCAAAGGCGCATTCATCGCCACAGTGCGCGGCAAACGGCAGGTACTCAAACGCCTGGGCCGCGCCCGCTACCCCGTGGCCGTTCAAACAGCCGACATTTACGCCCCCTCCATCACCTATATTGAAAACGGCCTTCTTGACACAGCCCCCTGTGAAGCACGCTTTTACACCCTGTTTGAGCACGAACTGCAATGGCGGACACGCACACCGACATAAGCCTGGACGCCCTGCATACCGCCATCCGCGACCAAATTGCAGCGCAATTCCCAGACCTGGCCACCGTGACCTTTTACCAGGACGATGAAGACCACCAATTGCCCATGCCCGCCTGTTTACTGACCCTGAGCGAGATCGAACCCGCCCCCGAAAACGATGCAGGCACCGGACAATTCCCCGCCCTGCTGCGCTTTCAGGCACGGCTTGTCCTAGGGCACCGCGGCCCCACCACCCACCTACAAGCACGTCTGGCCGCCGCCGCCCTGGGCACCTGGCTGTACCAGCGCCGCTGGCGTGGCGTACCGACCGATCCGTGCCGCGTGATTGCCATCTACCCAGACGAATTCAACGCCGAATTAGATCAATACGTCGTCTGGACCGTGGAATGGCAACAACCCGTCTTTCTTGGTAACAGCGCCTGGACCCATGCAGGCACCCTGCCCACCCACCTATGGCTGTCCTTCACCCCGCAGACCGGCCCCTCCTTCCAAGACAGCTATCACCAGATCGCCCCGTGAGACAGACACTCAACGAACACACCCGCCAATTAGCGCACCTGATCCTTCAAGGGACCGTCGCCGCACTGGACCCTGCGACCGCCTGCGTGCGGATTGAAGCCGGAGAACTGCTCACTGGCTGGCTGCCGGTGATGGCTTCACGTGCCGGAGCCGACCGCTCCTGGTGGCTGCCGCACCTGGGGGAACAAGTCATTGCACTGTGCCCCAATGGGGATTCAGCACTGGGCATCGTCTTGCCTGGCAGCCTCTACCAAGAAACCTTCCCCGCGCCCAGCAGCACCGCCCACCAGCCCTGCCTGTTGTTTGGCGACGGAACCCGCATCACCTACGACCGCCAAGCCCACGCCCTGACCGTGGATGCCTCCGCCGCATCCGGCACCGTCACCCTGATCTGCGCCAGCGCCACCCTCACCGCTAGCGACCGCCTCACCTTGGACACGCCTAACCTCCACCTCACCGGCAACCTCACCGTAGACGGCACCATTCACGCACACGGGGACATCACCGCCGCAGATATTGGCCTACAACGTCACCACCATACGGCCCAAGGACCCAATGCACCCACCACCCCAGCGCAGGGGTAGGCGTTCAAGCCACTCGCGGATGAATCCGTGACAGCGCATCTCCAAGATCACGTTTGGCACATTCCAACGCATAGTGCTGTTCCAAATTCAGCCAGCTTTGCGGATCGGTACCGAAGTAGCGCGCCAGACGCAAAGCAGTATCTGCGGTGATCCCGCGCCGCTCGCGCACAATCTCATTGATGCGTGCCGCCGTTATCCCAATGGCCTTAGCCAGCGCATTACTGGACAGACCTAGAGGGACCATAAACTCCTCCCGGAGAATTTCCCCTGGGTGAATGGGGGGAAGTGTTTTAGACAGACTCATCTCTTGAAATCTCAACGCACACGGATTTCCACGCGTTTCCCAGCACGATGCAACAAACTGACAAGCTTATCCACGCTGAATCGATCTGTTTTGAGATGCATCACTTCAGAAATACGAGTCCGAGGCACGCCGAGTTCATCAGCCAGTTCCTGCTGCTTTTTGCCACGCTTGCGTAATTCCTTTTCCAGCGCGATCAACAACGTTTCACGTGCCAGCATGGCGGCGGCCTCATCAGGGGGGAAACCCAGATCCTCGAACACGTTACCGCAACTCACTGTCATTTTTTCGCTCATTTTATTTTCCAATTTGTTTGAATCTCTGCTGACCTAATGCAATGTCCTTAGGGCTAGTTGTCTGCGTCTTCTTGACAAATGCATGTAGCACATAAACAGCGTTACCAATGTTCGTGACGTAAAAGGCCCGGAACGCGCCGCCCGCATGGATACGCACCTCACGAACCCCAGGACCGATGGTTTTCATCGGTTTCCAGTCCTGTGGATCTAACCCTTCTTGTAATCGCAGAAGTTGACGGCCCAATGCTTGGCGGGCGGATGCAGGGAAAGTACGGATATCCTCCAGAGTGCTCCCAATGAAAATAATCGTCTGCATGAAAATGAATGTACAAAAATAACGACATTTTGTCTAATATTTTGTACATCATCATGTGTTGAACCCCCCATGGAAGGGTTTTTGGAAAACCCGCCACAGGACACCGCCCGGTGAGTCCCCCNANGCTGCTGAGCATGCGCGGAATGAACATGCACACCGGAAAGCCGCTTGATGGCATCGCCCACCTGCGCCAATCCGGTGCAGAACATCTTGAGCACCCCCTTGGGGAGCCGGATCATGCGCCGTGATTACGGCAGCAGGCTACCGCACCTGCTTGATGCCCCGATCACCCGCGCCCTAGAAATGGACCTGTACGCGGCCACCGCACAAGCCCTTGCCGCCCACGAACCACGGATCAGACTGCGCCAAGTGACGGCCCGCGCCACCGCATCGGGCACGGTCATCCTGGACCTGATCGCCCAGTACCTGCCTGCGGGCAAAACCGTCACCCTGGACGGCATCCAGGTGCGCTGATGGATAACACCCTGACCGCCATTGATATCTCCAAGCTGCCCATGCCGGATGTGATACGGCAAGTGGCCGCAGACGTGATTTTGCAAGAAATGCTGGCTGATCTGGCGGCACGTGATCCGACCCTGAAAGACCTCCTGCCCTCAGACCCCATCTACACCCTGCTGGAAGTGGCCGCCTACCGCGAAGCCGTGCGCCGCTACCAAAGCAACGAAGATGCCAAAGCCGTGATGGTGGCCTTGGCCAGCGATGCCGACCTGGACCATTTAGCCGCATTATTCCGCGTCAAGCGCCTCATGCTGGATGCAGGTGACCCCTCTAAGGGCATCCCCCCGACGATGGAGAGTGATGCCGCCTTCCGGCGGCGTATCGTCCTTGCACCGGAAGGCTACAGCGTCGCCGGTCCAGAAGGCGCTTACATCTACCATGCCATCAGCGCCCATGCCGACGTGCGTGACGTCAGTGCCACCAGTCCAACCCCTGGGGACGTCATCATCACCGTGCTATCACGCAGCGCCAACGGACAGCCTTCACAAGACGTACTTGACGCCGTGATGGCGGCGGTTAACCAAGAATCAGTACGACCGATGACCGATCATGTCACCGTACAACCGGCACAGATCACTGACTACCAAGTCCACGCACGATTGCACACCTACGCCGGACCGGATGCAGCGGTCGTCCTGTCCGAAGCACAGCGCCGCATCACCGCCTACACCACAGACACATTCCGCTTAGGCCGTGATATTGCCATCAGTGGCCTGTATGCCGGACTGCATGTTGAAGGCATTCAACGCGTAGAACTGCTCACACCACAACAGGGACTGACGATGGACCGTACCCAGGCGGCCCGCTGCACCAACATCACCGTCGTGCATGGGGGTGTGGATGAATGACCCTCTGCACAGCCTGCTGCCCCCCACGGCCACGCCGCTCATGCGCACCCTGGAGCAAGTGATGGCACGCATGGCCGACATCCCGATCCCATTCAAACAACTATGGGACCCGCACACGTGCCCCGAGCCATTGCTCCCCTGGCTGGCCTGGTCATTGTCCGTGGACACCTGGCGCAGCACGTGGCCCGTGCATATCAAACGCGCGCGTATTGCGGCGGCCATCGAGATTCAGCGTTGTAAAGGCAGCGTCAAAAGTGTGCGCGATGTGGTGCGCAGCTTTGGCGGGGATGTCCTCATCACCGAGTGGTGGCAACAAAACCCACCCGCCGCACCGCACACCTTCACACTGCTGCTTACCTTATCAGGGCAGGGCGGTAGTCAGACAACTGCCGAATTTGTTGCAGATGTCATTACAGAAGTGATCCGCACCAAACCCGTTCGCAGCCATTTCACCTTTACCCAAGGCGTGCACACCATCGGACAGATTGGCCTGCTGGGTGGCGCACAGATCACCGCGTACCGACGCTTACACCTTGCACAGGCCACATGAGGATGCCATGACCCCACTCCAGATCACCATCACCCCACAGGGCCGCGCCGCCCTGGTGAACGCCGAGCATCATGGCACCGTCCCGGTGCGGCTGGCTTCTGTCGGCCTGACCGCGCAACACTTTGACCCCGCCGCGGCAACGATGCCTGAGGAATCCAAACGCCTGACCACCTTCTCAGGCGGCGTGGTGGCCGCAGACACTATTCACATCACCATCCGCGATGCAACCGCCGACCAGTACGACATCCGCGGCTTTGGTGTCTACCTGGAGGATGGCACCTTATTTGCCACCTACTCCCAACAGGACATCATTCTCAGCAAATCCGCATCGGCCATGCTCCTGCTGGCCATTGATGTTCGATTCGTAGATACCGATGCGACGCAACTCTCCTTCGGTGACACCTCCTGGAACAACCCTCCGGCGACACAGACAGTGGCAGGCGTCCTCACCTTGTCCAGCAACGCCCAAGCCATCGCGGGCCTGGAGGACCGCAGCGCCGTACCGCCTACCGCATTGAAAGCCACCCTGGATCACCGCCTAGGCGAAGCCGCCCCTTCTGACTATGCCAAAACACTGATGGCCAGCGCCGATGCGCCCGCCCTCCGTCGCCTCCTGGGCCTGGGCGATGCCGCCGTGATGGACACCGGATCAGAAAAAGGATTGGATGCAGATTTACTGGACGGCTATCACGGCACCTACTACCTGCAATGGAGAAACCTCCAGAACACCCCACAGACCTATCCACCGAGCGCCCACCAGCACGCCAGCAGCGATCTCCCTGAACTGGCCTCACAACTAGATACTCTGGTGAAAAAAACGGGCAGCCTCATGACCGGCTCGCTCCAGTCCCAAGGCACCCTGATTGGGGACGCACTAGGTAACGGACGCATTCCGGCACTGAAAATCGGTAACGATTGTGAATTCTGGGACAACAATATTCCTTACGCAGCGACATTCCGCAGCGGCACCTCCCCAGCCATCGCACAACTGTTCTTCGGCACCAGCAACCATTGTTATTTCGGGACCAGCACCAAAAACACCAGCACAGTGATTGGTGCAAAAACAGGCTTACTGTGGATTGAAACCGCAGGTAATTACTACTATCAGCAACACGACACAACCCACGTTGCCTTTTACAAAAAGAACGGAGGCCACGCCTTTTTCTGGAGACGCAGCGACAGCGGCGGCAGCGGCAGTACCAATGAAGCGCAACTGATGGCACTGGAAGACAATGGCACCCTGTCAGTGAAAGGCACTATCGTCTCGGCAGGCGGCTACGCCCAAGGCTCCTCCCGAAAACTAAAAGACATCGAAGGCCCCCTGCCGTATGGCCTGGCAGAGATTGAACAACTCACCCCCCTGATCGGACGCTACAAACCGGCCTACACCCCCGACGGACGCCGCCGCCTATTTTTAGAGGCAGAACAACTACTCGACCTAATGCCGGAAACGGTCAATCCCGAAGGCATCCCCTTCCAAGGCGCTTACGTCCCCTCGGTCAACCTGGACCAACTCCTGCCCGTACTGGTGAATGCCATTGCACAGCTGTCCGCCAAAGTAAACGCACTGACCGGCGCGCCACGCCACGCGGAAAAATAGCCACAGGACAGCAAACAGCTGTCGCACCGATCATCTCCCCGTCTTACAGCATACGAAGGGCCTGATGACGGAACACTATCTACATGGCGTTGAAGTGCTGGAGATCGACGATGGCGCACGCGTGATCCAAACGGCCTCGAGCAGCGTCATTGGCCTGGTGGGCACTGCACCTCTGGCCGACGCCACCACCTATCCCCTCAACACCCCCGTGCTGATCCCAGGATCAACCGCAATGGCGGCCACACTAGGGACAGCAGGCACCTTGCCCCAGGCCATGGACAGCATTTTTGATCAGATTGGCGCAGCCGTGATTGTGGTGCGTATTGAAGATAGCGTTGATGAAACCGAGCGGCTGTCTCATGCCGTCGGTGGCATCAACGCCGCCAACGGCACCTATGAAGGCGTCCATGCGCTGCTGGCTGCCGAAAACATCACCGGCTACAAACCGCGCCTGCTGATTGCTCCAGGCTTGACCCACCAACGCCCAGAACAGACACAGGCCAACCCCGTTGTGTCCGAATTGATCGGCATTGCCGAGCGACTGCGTGCCATCATCATTGCTGACGGCCCGGGTACCACTGATGCACAGGCCATTGCTTATGCGGGAGACTTTGGTAGCAAACGTGTGTTCCTGGTCGATCCGCCTATCACCACACTGGGTGCCGATGGCACCACCATCACTGCCTACAGCAGCGCTGCGGTGGCCGGACTCATCGCCAAGATAGATAACCGCAACGGCTGGTGGTGGTCCCCCTCCAACCAACCCATCAACGGCATTCTTGGCACCTCACGCCCCATTGATTTTGCATTGGGCGATGCCACCAGCCGCGCCAATCTGCTCAATGAAAAAAAGATTGCCACCATCATTCGTCATGACGGCTACCGATTATGGGGAAACCGCACCTTATCCAGCGATCCCAAGTGGACCTACCTCTGCGTGGTCCGCATCGCCGATATCATCGCCGATAGCTTACAAGCGGCCCATCTGTGGGCGGTGGATCGCTCCATTACCAAGACCTACGCCAGTGATGTTGAGGAAGGCGTCAATGCCTATCTGCGCCGACTGAAAAGCCTGGGCGCGATTATTAATGGCCGATGCTGGGCCGATCCGGAACTCAATACAAAAGACGCCATCACCGCCGGGCACGTCTATTTTAATTTCGACTTCACCCCGGCCTATCCCGCCGAACACATCACCTTCCGTAGTCGGCTCACCAGTGATTATCTTGTGGAGGTGTTCTAATGTCCGCACCGCGTCATCTCCTCAAACACCTCAACCTGTTTATTGATGGCAAAGGCTATGCAGGGCAGGTCGAAGAGATCAACCTGCCTAAATTGACCTTAAAAACCGAAGAGTTCCGGGGTGGCGGCATGCTGGCCCCTGTGGAACTCACGATGGGTATGGAGAAGCTCGAAACCGATGTCAGCTTGATCTGCTACAGCAGCGACGCACTCCTGCTGTTCGGCGTCACCGAAGGAAAGCAGGTGAACTGCACCGTGCGTGGCTTTCTGGAATCCTTCGACGGGACGACAACAACCCTTGCGATCCATCTGCGCGGCAAAGTCAAAGAAATCGATCGCGGCACTTGGAAACCGGCTGACAAATCCACCCTAAAACTGGCGTTGGCACTGAGCTACTACAAAGAAGTACACAACGCCACCGTCATTCATGAAATCGACGTAGAAAACATGATCTTTCAGCAAAACGGCATTGATCTGCTCGCCCCCGCTCGCAACGCACTAGGACTCTAACCATGACCGGACCGACCACGGATAAACCGTACCTCCGCGAAGCAGAAGGCGGCGTACACATCACCTTCGCCTCACCCGTCAGCATCAACGGGGCCACCGTCAATGAACTATGGATGCGCGAACCGACCGCAGGGGATATGAAACGCTCCTTTGCACTCCCAGGCAACGAAGGCGAACGCGAATTGCGCCTCTTTTCCAACCTTCTGGAAGTGGCCCCCGAAGCCTTAGAAACCTTCAGCCTGCGTAACTACAAACGGCTACAGGAAGCCTTTCTGATTTTTATCGAGTGAGGCTAACGCTGGAGGAACTCCGCCAAGGCGTTCTGGCCTTAGCCTCGCATACAGGATGGTCGCTCGTGGACATTCTCGCGCTCCCAACGCGTGAATTCCTATTCTGGATCGACGGATTACCGCGCGATGGCGAGTAAAAAACAATTCCACGCAAGCCTGATCATTGCTGGGCACCTGTCCAGCACATTGAAAAGCGCCTTCGGGTCCACACAGCGCAACGTACAACGTATTGGCGCGGCGGTCACCACACTCTCGCGGCAGCAACGTCTGCTCGGGCAAGGCATTCAAACTTTTGGGCGCATGGGGCGCAATATTGACGGGCTGCGCACCCGGTATGACGCATTAACCAGACAATTAGAACGCACCCGCGCCGCACAACAGCGGCTCAACCAAGCACAATCGGCCCTTGAAGGACACCGCGCCCACCTTTCGCAGACGCGCGGCCAGCTCGGGGGCGCCGTAGGCACCTTGAGCGCTGTCTCTGCCGCCGCGTTTTTTCCCATCAAGGCGGCGGTTGAGTTTGAAACCGCCATGCTTGGCATTGTCAAGCAAGTCGATGGCGCACGCGACCCTACCGGCAAGTTGACCTGCGTGTATGAGGACATGGGCAACGCCATCCAGCAGCTCGCGCGTACGATCCCCATAGCCACCAATCAACTGGCCGACATGGTGACCGCCGGTGCGCGTATGGGCATTGCCGAAGGCATGAACCCGGAACAGGCAAGAAAAACACTGATCGAATTTACGCGCGTCTCGGCCATGGCGGCCACCGCCTTTGAGATGCCTGCTGATGAACTTGCCGATAACATGGGAAAAATCGCTGGCATTTTTAAAATCCCGATCAGCGACATTGAGCGTTTGGGCGACGCCATCAACTACCTCGATGACAACGCCATCTCTAAAGGTGGCGACATCATCAAAGTGATGCAGGGTGACCTGGCCGGAGCGGCCTCCACCATGGGCTTATCCGCCAAAAATGCGGCGGCGCTGGCGTCTACCTTCCTCACCCTGGGGGAATCCGCCGAACGCGCTGACACCGCCGCCTCTGGACTGCTACGGCAATTACAAATTGCCAAAATGAACCCCAAACGCTTCCAGATCGGCGTGGGGATGGTGGGCATGACCGCTGACCAACTCCAAAAAGGCATGGTCACCGATCCCCAGTCCATGATTCTGGACGTTCTCACACGCATTAAGAAACTTCCTGTTGAACAGCAAATGGAGGCCGTCACACGCCTGTTCGGCAAAGACTGGGGCGGTGCCATTGCTAAGCTGGCTAACGGTGTCGATGAATACCGCCGCCAACTGGCGCTTGCCAACGGAGAAGCCGCCAAAGGCAGCATGTCGCGGGAATTCCAAGCCAGACAGCGCACCACAGCCGCGCAGTGGCAGATCACTAAAAATCGCCTCACCGAGCTTTCCGTAGCCATTGGTAACGCCTTACTGCCTGCTATCAACGACCTGTTAGCGTCCTCGGCTCCGGTCATTGAGCGATTTGCAGCATGGACACAACAACATCCCGGCGTAGTGAAAGCAGTGCTGGGAACCGCCCTGGCCCTGACCGGTTTTAGAGTCGCCGTCATCGCCCTGCGCTTTGCCTTTGCCGCCCTTCACTATCCCCTGTTGCTCGGGCTGCGCCTGATCGCCTCATGGCGGGCTGTTGGCACCTTGGCGTCTATGGCCCAAGTGCGCACTGCCGCGCTGGCCGTGGGGCGCGTGCTAGGTCGCGTCGTCCCCGTGGCATGCATGGTGGCTGGCCGTGCGGCACTGTGGATGGGCCGGGCATTGCTCATGAATCCGGTGGGACTGGCCGTCACCGCGATTGCTTCAGGTGCGTTGCTGATCATCCAACACTGGAACACCATCAAACCGTTCATGACCACCCTATGGGAAGAGGTCAAAACGATCTTCAGCGGTGCCTGGAATGGGATTACAGGCCTTTTTACCGGCAACTTCGACCGTGTGAAAAACGGATTCAAAACCATGTTTGATGGCGTCGGCACCATCGCTACCGCCTTCTTCGACAAACTCAAATCGCTATGGGATTGGGCCACCGAAAAGTTCACCACAATGAAGCAATGGTTAGGCATCGGCGACAGCCTAACCCAACACACCATTGCTACCGCAGGTGCAGGCGCAGCCCCCACAGCAACGGTGCGCATGCCGCCATTGGCGCAACAGCATAGGACAAACAATGCGGATTACCGTAGCTACGCCACCTACAACATCACCCAACAACCGGGCGAACGTGGCGAAACCCTAGCACGCCGCATCGCCGCACACTCCAACCCATCACAGAGGCCACCACGCAGCGCCCTGTACGACGATGCCAGAGGCCAAGAATGATCCGTCACACCCTGTGGAACACTGTCGCCGCACCCCTGCAAAACGCATTCCAAACCAACACCAGCGGTAACCGGCCTGTCCTGATGATGCTAGGCGGCTACACCTTCTCACTGGCTAGCCTCGTCTACCAAGAACTCGCCCGCGTGAACGAATACCGCTGGGCCGCCATCGAACGCTATGGGCAGCGCGATGCGCGCCAATACACCGGCCCAGGGGAGGAAAGTATCGAACTGCCCGGTATCGCCTACCCAGATTGGCAAGGCCAACGTGCCTCATTGGACGAATTACGCGCCTTGGCCGCCCAAGGCAAGCCCTTACAGCTCATTGATAGTAATGGCGTCATCCATGGCTGGTATGTCATCGAACGCATTGAAGAACGCCAAAGCAACCATCACCCCAACGGCACACCACGGCGCATTGAATTCACACTCGCCTTACAACGCGTCAACGACGACCAGGCCGTAGAGGCCGCCCCATGAGCCTGCACATCTATCGCACACGCCACGGTGACACCGTCGACTGGCTCGCATGGAAGTATTACGCACGCACCGATGCGGCCATCATCTCGGCGATCTATGAAGCAAACCACGGCTTAGCCGCCTGGGGTCCCGTGCTGCCGGAAGCTATCGCGATCACCTTGCCAGACCCTGCGGCCACACCGCACACCCTTCCAGGAGTCGCATTGTGGGAGTGACGCCCTCTTACCGGCTCATCGCCAACGACAACGATATTACCGCCCTCATCGCCGCACGTATGGCAAGCCTACAGCTGTCCGATGAGTCCGGAAGTCATGCTGATACCTTGGAAGTGGTCCTGGCTGATCATCTGCCTAACGCCCCGCTCAAGCTGCCACCGATGGGGGCGGAACTGGAACTGGCATTAGGCTACGACGGCCAATTACGCCCGATGGGCGTTTTTGTGTGTAGCGAAATCCAATTGTCCGGATGGCCGGCCACAATGACCCTGCGCGCCCACGCTGCCCCCTGGGAAGGCACCCCTAAAGGCAAAAGTGACCTGCAAACCCAAAAAACCCGCTCCTGGCCTGCCGGAACCACACTCGGTGCCATGCTATCCACAATGGCTGCCGAACATGGCATGGCTCCCGCGATCTCCCCGTCACTAGCAGGAGTGGCATTACCACACATTGATCAGACAGAAGAATCAGATATCAACGTCCTGCTACGGCTAGCACAGCGGTACGATGCGATTGCTAAACCTGCCGGAGGCCGACTGATTTTTGCCAAACGCGGCGAGTCTAAAAGCGTCACAGGCATTGATATGCCACGCATCACCTTGACACCTGATGCGATCGCCTCCTGGCAAATGACCTACGCAACGCGGGACAGCCCCGGCACAGTGGTTGCCTTCTACCGTCTGGCACGCCGCGCTGAACTGCATCAAGTCAGCGTCGGCGACGGGCATCCCGTTCACCGCATCAAACAATACCTACCTGATGCTGCTGCCGCCATCGCCGCCGCTCGGGGTGAACTCTCACGCCGTGCCCGTGCTGAAACCAAACTCACTCTAGAGATGGCAGGGCGTGCGGAGCTGTCCGCAGAAGCCGTCTTGACTCTCAACGGCTGGCGGGAAGGAGTTAATGGCGATTGGCTCGTCACCCGTGTGCAACATTGCCTAGACAAAAACGGCTACCGGTGTAGCGTCGAAGCCGAGCGGCCCAACAGCCATCCGGATGTTGCTGCCGCCATCAACACGCAAGTACGCGATCACGTCATGCGCCACTCCCGCGCTGACCATCAGAACATATAGGGACCTACTATCAGTTCCACATTTTCTGATACCTCAATGCGGCATTCTCTGATACCACCGTCCCGCTTCATGAGGCATCTTAATCCTTGCCGGACGCGGGGCCATTGAGGCCGCTCAACCCGCGTGGCGCTGGAGCAGCGCCTCTACCGGCACCTTAATTCGACCGCTAAAAATCGTTTCCGCATACTGTTTCAAGCGGTCAATAAAATCAACAAGTTACATTGGAGTTGATAGAGGTTGTTGCGGAAAAGAATTGAGGCTAACTGTTTGATTTTTAAGATTTTGACATCATGCACCGCCATCATTAGAACACACTACATTAGCTATTGATCTAAAAAGATTTCCCAATCAAAGTTTCCGCAACTTGCGGGAATAGTTTCCGCAACTTACAGACTATCCCCCGTTGGTGCTCACTTGGTAGGCTTCACTACTTCCCCAACGCGCCGATACACCCGCTGGGTGATTTGCTGCTGAGTGTGGCCTAACAGCTTGCTGGCATGTTCCAACGGTAGTTCACTCGCAGCCTTGGGGCGAATATCGCGGAACTGAAAAATAAGAATTCTTTTTGCTAAATCTGCTTCGCCCGATTCAGAGGCAACCTTTGCAGCAGCAACTCGCGCACGTTGGAATCGGACTCGCAAGGGCTTGCTGCCCTAGCCCAACGCCTTTCGATGTGGAGACGAGAGAAAAGCCGACAACCTTACGTTTGCGCGCCTTAATACGGTCGATCACTTTCCCTAATTCTGTGCGTATTCCCTCACTCTCCAAAAGAATTCGCTAACTTCTTCTTTGTTTTGTTTTGTTGTACCTCAAGCGAGCCATCTCTAATATCCGTAAAGCGCATCTTGAGGACATCAGCAGGCCGTTGGCCGGTTAAATAGGCTAAATCCATCGCATCTTTGAGTTCTTCACACGCCTTGGCATAGACAGCGTTCCATACAGCAGCATCGGCGTAGAAATCACGGGGTTTTTCTTTGATTTTGCGAATCCCTTTCACTTGGTTTTCTTTATTGGTGTAGCCCCATTCACGCGCCATAGTCCACACGCTGGAAAACACACTGAGTTCCCGGTTAGCGAGTACCGGCGCAGTGCGTGCGCGTTTGTCGCGGTACTGTGCAAGCTGCTGCGGGGTCACTGTATGAATATTCACATCGCCGAATACTTTACGTAACGTGGTAATGCAGCTTTTAATTTGGTACCGGGTTGCACGCGCTTTAGTGGGTGCCACTTCGCGCAAATAGCGATCAAATATAAAGCCAAGCACTTCTGTTTCTACGGGGGCCTTGCAGCACTCCAACTCCGCCCATTGACGCTTTGCTTCGTTTAAATCACCCCCCAACGGAATTTCAACGCGCCGCCCTTCGGTGGTGCGCCCGTTGTAGTAAAACGACTCCCACACTTTTCCGCTTTTTAATACGCGGGTACGGCGTAGCATCTTGGGCGGCAAATCTTTGTGGCTTGATTTTGGGCGCATGGTGCTGTGCCCTATTCATCTAGCGCAGCAAAATTAGGAAGCTTTACTGGACGTATACCAGCGCCTGCCATGTGCAGCGACTCACCGGCGACGCGCAAACGTGCATACCAGCGCCCCACTATCGGGCGTCCAGATGCGTTGGTCACATAGCACCAGCCTTCGCTGTCTAACCATTTACGTTGGCCAGCAAATATCTTGTAACCGGTTAGCTCGCACACTTCATTAACGGTTAAAAATTACTGATTCTCTCGGAGCCGTTTCGTCCGATTGCGTGGTATCAACAAAGCGGTAGTTGCAGGTGTCGCTCATCGCCTCATGGCTCCTTGTGATGTGAGTGGTTTACATGTTTCGCTGCGTTTCACCGCCTCTAGCAGCAAGTCCTGTACTTCGCGTTTGGATTCACGGCGGGCCATCACCAGCTCATCCACCGTGCCCGCCGCCACGATGTGGTGAATGAAGACGGGGCGATCATGTCCGGCTTGCGCCTGGCGTGTGGGGCCAATACGTTCGATGATTTGTTGGTACTGCTCCAGGTCCCACCAGTGCCCGAAGAACGCCAAAATGTTTCCGCCGTCTTGCAGATTTAAGCCGTGACCGGCACTGGCCGGATGGGCGAACAACACGGGAATATTCCCCGCATTCCAATCGCGGATCGTGTCGGGGTGTTGGTCCAAGACACGCCCTTTAGGAAAAGCACGCTGCAACCGTGCGACATCGCTTTTAAAGTGATACGCCACCAACACCGGCATACCGGCGGCCTCTTCGATAATGTCGTGCAGCGCCTCTAGTTTTGCGTCGTGCACGACTTCCCAGGCCTGGCGTGTGTCATCGGTATACAGCGCACCATTGGCCAGTTGCAGGCATTTTATGGTTTTACTGGCGGCGTTAAAGGCTTCTATTTCGGCACCGCATTCCAAGGCGATGAGCATCTCTTGCTCCATCGTTTTGTACAAACGTCTGGCGCGTTCTGGCAACACAACGCGAATCGTATTGACAATCGGCTGGCGTAAATCAAAGTACGCCTGTGGATCAAGGGATAAACACAGGTCGCGTATCGTGTCCTGAATCTCTTTCGATGCATTGGGCGCGGGCACAAGGCGCACCGCGGATGGCGGATCACTGCCGATCTGCACCGCACGGAACCAGCGATCGATAAACGCTTTGAAATGCGTCCCCAGCCGTGCCCCCCGATCCACCATCCACATCAGCGCCCACAGGTCCTGTAGCCCATTCGGCGCGGGCGTGCCGGTCAAACCAATGTAGCGCTCCACCTTGGTATGCACATACTTGGCCAGTGCGCGGGCGCGCCGTGTGCCTTGCCGCAACCGGAACCCTTTCAGCTTGGAGCACTCATCGGCGACCACGGTACGGAACGGCCAACGGTCCCCGTAAAACTCCGCCAGCCATTTTAGATTGTCGTAATTAATGCAATAGATATCCGCGTCCTGCTCCAAGGCGTGACGACGTGCCGCCGCACTGCCCACGACCACGGCCACCCGCAGATGGCGCAAATGGGGGAACTTAGCCACCTCATCCGGCCATGTCGTGGCCGCAACGCGCAGCGGAGCAATGACCAACATAGGCGCAACGTCTTCCACCACCAGGAGCACATCTAACGCCGTCAGCGTGGCTACCGTCTTCCCTAAGCCCATTGGCACAAACAGATTGCAGCGTGGGTGCGTCAGGATGAAATCAACCATGGTGTGTTGGTAGGGGCGTAGGTTCATGTCAAAGCTCCGCTAACCATGGTGTTACACTCGCCATCACATGGGGTTAAGACAGGGGCATGTGTGACATCCGTAGCGTTCGATACACTTAAATTTGCGAACCGGCTGAAAACGGCAGGCGTTCCTGCGGCCCATGCGGAGGCGGAAGCCGAGGCCTTGGCGGAAGTGTTGGAAACGAATTTGCAAGACCTTGCGACAAAGCGAGATTTGCGGGAGCTTGAATTAAAGCTCGAATCGAAAATAGATAAAGGGTTCGCTGATGTGCATAAAGGGTTCGTTGAAATAAAAGGCGAAATGTTGCTACTGAAATGGATGTTCGGTGTGATCGTCACTAGCCTCATTGCACTGATCATCAAAGCGTTTTTCTGAGTCACGCCAGCACCTCATCGACGCCTTGCAAAGAATCGACCACGACCACGCGCAGCCCCATGCGGCGCATACGCTCATGCTCACGGACTTGATGCGGTGTGCACTGCTGGCCGGGGGCTTTGAGTTCCACCCACAGGGTGCGCCCGTTGGGCAGCATGGCAATGCGATCTGGCGCACCGTGGCGGCCACCCCATTTCACCTTGCGGATTTCACCGCCTTTGGCCCTGACCTGGGCGACTAAATAACGTTCAATCGTTCGCTCACGGGGGATGGTCATCATTGCTTCCTATACCGGTAGGTGTCGAAGCCTTCCGCCGCTAAGGGCAACCCCTCTGCCCAGGGGGGCGGTGTCGCCATGAGTGCAGCCAAGTGCGCGGCGTTGAAGCAGGGGTGGTCATCGGCTTCGGTGATGATCTCGTCGTGCACGGTCAGCACGATGCTGTATCCGGCGGCTTCAATCGCAGGCATGCAGGCGGCCAACACGTCGCGGCTCACCGCCTGAGTGATGTTCTCGACCAGCTTGCCGCCGTAGGTAGTGAGGCGCGTCCATTTTCGCGTGATCGGATGCGTGCCCATGTAGGACAGCGCGCCGTGCTCATCGACTCTGGGAGCGGCGTAGTAAAGCACCCGCCCCGACGGCAGACGCAGACGCAGCCAGGCACGGCGGTACTGCACTGTGATCCCGCAGCAGGTGTGCGTCGTTTCGGGGTGATGGATCGCATCCGTCACCGCGAACTGCAACGCCTGCCAAAACGCCGCAATGGCCGGATGCGCATTGCGCCATGCGCGCTTAAACACATCGCACGCCAGCCATGCGCGATCGGAGAGGCCGAAGGTGGGACGGTGGTTCGCCTTGGTCCATTCAAGCAATTCCGTTGCCTCCTGAAGCAGCAGCGGCGGTAGGGCGGCCTGCGCGGCCATCGCCTCCAAATCAATGTGGTACAGCGCTGCAAAGGCAGCAAAGGCCCCGACACCGCCGCCATACCCCAACGCCAATTCTTGCACTTTGCCGATTTGGCGTTGCTCCTTGCTCACGGCCTGGGGCGCGATCCCGAACGAATGGGCATACGCCCGCTTGTAAATGTCGTCCCCTTTGCGGACAGGCGCGTCCTCAGCATTGCGTTGCAAGGCGATCGGCGCACCGCGCAGCGCGCCGTGCGTGATGGCCTCGCCGCTGTGCCATGTACCATCCACCCCTTGGCACGTATCAAACTCACGAAACGCGTGCAGCTTGGGGGTTTCACCGGCCAGCCACGCCAACACCCGGCCTTCAATGTTGGACAGATCGGCCACGACCAGCTTTTTAGTCTTTGGCGCAATCAGACAACTGCGCAGCGCGCTGCTGGTCAGCGCCATGACATCGTCAAAGACCAAATATGTACAACCGGCTTTTAGGGCATCGATGCCGACCGCGATCACTTCTTGGCTGAGCGTGGGACGCGGCAGGTTGTGTGGCTGGAACAGCCGCCCCGCCCAGCGCCCAGTGCGGCTGGCCCCATTAAATTGCAGTGTGCCGCGCAGGCGGCCATCGCGGCTGGTGCAGTGCAGTAGCGCCTGGTACTTAGCGGTGCTGGTGCTGCTGGCTTGTCGGCGAATGGACAGCAGTTCGCGCACCGTCTCTGGTAACAGCGGATCATCAAGGCAACGTTCTACCGTGTGTTGCTGCATGTCCGGCAACGCCACGCCGTGCGCGGTGTTCAGGTGCTGCAACAGTGCATCGCGCTGCGTCGCGGCCTGCACTGCGCCGCCGGTCAACGCCTCGGTACGCTGGGCTAACGTTTGCTTGGCGCGTTCCACAGCGCGAATCGCGGCCTGCACCAAGTCCGTATCGATGAGGACCCCGCGATCATTGATGGTTTGGTCCAGGAACCACAGCGCCAGTTCCGCCCCCGTGTAGTTGTGGGACGGCAACCGCTTCACCACGTCCCGCATCGCGTCCACATCGCGCCTGGCGTACTCCACAAACTGCGCCCAGTCCGTCGGATGGGTGTCACGGCTGGCGCGGCGCAGCGTGCAATGGGCGGGGCGCGGTTTGCAAAACAGTGCAACGAGCCGTTTGCCGTCCTTGTCCTTGGCGTGCTCCACAGGCACGCGCAGCAGCTCGCATAACGTGCCCAGCGCCCCAGGCAGTGAATGGGCCAAGGCCTGGGCCATTGAATCGCGCCAGCGCTCCAAGGGGATGTCGATGCCGCAATGGCGTAGTACGGTCCGATCAAAATGAGAGTTGTGGAAGTACAGTAATACGCCTGGGTCATGCAGCGCGGCGGACAGGTCGTCAGGCGGCGTGGCCGTGGCCGTGCAGTCCCACACCTGCACCGGCCCCTCACCCAAGGCGTAGGCGAACAGCAACAGCTCGGCGTGCTCGGCATACGCATGCACGCCATGGGCCATCGGGACGGGGGAGTACGTCTCTAAATCCCCCCATAGGATCGGTGCGGGTGGCTGCGCGGTGGCCATCTCAGGCGGCGACCTTCAACGACTCAACCACCGTCGGATTCCACAAGAGTTGGTAGCTGCTATGCCCGTTGCGTGAGTACGGAATGGCTTCGCCCCATACGCGACCGGCTTCGGTTAATTCCCAGTCGTCGCGTTCATTACGGAACTGCAACCCTGCCGACGCTAATAACTGGTTCGCCTCCTTAGCCGAGCAATGCAGCTGCTTGCCTAGTTGCGTCGCATTGAGCATGCAAAGCGGGTCCCGCAGTGCAGGCAATGCGCGGCGTATTTCTTCGGTCGTTAAATTCGTATTGCTTTTGATACAGGCCAAGGTCGCGGCGGCGGCAATTCCTGGTTTCACGCCCGGCACTGTAGAAATGTATTGGCCGATTAACAGGAGTGCGGCAATGCGATCCTGCGTTGGCCCAGGCAAGGTGGGCAGCGCCCCTGGTGTGGAGTACGTGCCTGTCTTGCGCAGGGTGGGCAGGACTTCACTCGTCACCCAACGCTTAAAGCGCTTGGCCGCAGGTTTTGTGCTGCCCATGATCAGGGCATATAAACCGGATTCGTTGATGTGGTTAGCGCGTTGAGTTCGCCCCAGCGCGTCAATTACCTCCAACTTCTGGAGGTCATCTGCATCTACGTGGGATTCAATGGCTTGATGTGGATTGCCAAACTCCAGAACGGCACACACATCATTGGCGTTGAACCAGGGCGCACTGGCCTCGTCGAGCTGAATGCGCACATCTTTTGATTCGAATTGAAATGGAGTGATTGCGTTGGCGGAATGAGTGGAGTGGTCAAGCGCGGGACGGTTGCCTGTTTTGCGCAGGGTGGGCAGGACTTCCTCAAACACCCAACGCTCGAACCGTTCTGCGGCAGGGAGTTTGCTGCTCACAATCAAGCGGAGCATGTCAGGCTCGGAGATGATCCGGATTTCTTGAATCCCGCCTGGTGTCTGAAGGGGGTAACGCTTCGGCACCCCCCTGCAATGGTCGCCCAAAGCTTTGTTATGGTTGGTGTAGCCGAGTACATCGGCAACGTCTTTGCCGACAAACCACACTTCACCGTGATCATCAACCACGGTACGCACGGCGTGCGATTCAAATTGAAATGGAGTGATTACATTCATTGTGTGGTCCTCTGTGGGTTGGAAGGGAGTGGAGACGGAAGGCGCGTGATGCAGCAGGACACTGTGTTGACCCGCTTTTAGGGTTGCGGGCAGCGCTTCATTGGTGAGCCATCGCTGAAAGCGTTTGGCGGTGTCTTTGGTGCTGCCGATGAGCAGGGCGTACATTCCCGGCTCATTGAGATAGTTGGCGCGTCGAGTCCGCCCGATGGCGTCGACGATGGCCCGCTTCTGGACGTTTTCTATGTCCACATGCTGAGCAAGTGCAGCACGCGGATTTAACAACGCCAACGCCGCGCAAATGTCATTGGCGTTGAACCATCGCCGCTCGTGTTCGTCGCGCTGGACACGCACGGCGTGGGATTCAAACTGGAGAGTGAACTCAGAGGGTGCCTGCATGAGGGTGTCCTTAAAGGTGTAAGGGGGTGGAGGGTGCGCGTTGCGTGTGCTGCCAGTGGTGTGAATCCGATTCACCCCCACGGCATGTCTCCTTCAACATCCGCCAGCTCAGCAATGGCGCTCAGGTCCTCGAAGTCCTCCACGCTGGCCACACCGCCTCCAGCGAACGCCTCGCCATCACGCAGGAACTGCACGCCACCCAGCGAGGCGTTAATCCGCTTGCCGTAGTTGTTGTCCTGCGCCCAGAGTTCTATGTTGGCGTTGACGTAACATCCGGCATACGGCCTGCCGTCCTGCGCGGCGAGCGGGGTCCGGTCACGGTCGATCACCAGTGGCCGGGACTTGTTACGCGCAGAGACGTATAGGTGCCCTGCAAACCCGTCATAACTGGCTTTCAGGTCGCCATCATGCAACGCGACTTTGTCACCCATACGCATCTGTTTAAGCTGGGCCGCCGCCTTAACGCCCCATTTGTCATTGGCCATCTTGTCAATCGCCTGGTTAAGGGCTTTCACTTGCGGATCGGCAGGGTCGATGAGGAAGCAGGCCGAGAAGGCGGCTTCGCCTTCGCCATTCACTTTCTTAGGTTCAAACAACACGGGGAAGGCTAAGCGCACGTTTTTTAGGGTGAGTTTCATCACGGTGTCTCCTGGGGTGAAAGTAGGGTTGGTGTTTTTGCTGGTGTTGGGTTAGGGGAGCGGCTCAAGTCCTCGAAATCCGTCGCGTCCTGAAGGGCGAGCGAGGGGCGTTGATCCGACGTCGGGACAACAACGGGTGCCCCTGTGGCCCTATGAATGAGCGGTTGGAGCTGGGTCCATTGGCGCTCCCCGATGATTCCGGCCTGGTGGAGTTTCTCGGCGCTCGTGGGGCTGATGAGGGACACGTCATGCAGGTGAGCGACTCCAATGCGCATCTGAATGAGCGCGTCCTCGGCGGCTGTCTCATCCACCCAACGGCGCGGCCCCTGTCGGCCTTGGACCAGCTTGTATCCAGGCACGGCGTTCCCTGAACGCAACTCCGCTGCTGCCTTGGCGCGGACAGCCTTACACCAGGAGTCGATTAACTCTGTTGCACCAAACAGGGAGGCTAACGTGGTGTTGTCAAACGTGCGCAGGGCCGCGTGGCTGAGCTGCGGGGCCACGGGCTGGGTGAGATCAACAAAATCATCCGCGACCGTGGTCAGTACGTGCGTGGCCAATGCCGGACACGTCGCCTTGACGTTGCAAAACCGGCATGGTTTTTCTGCGGGGCCGAAATACTCCGAAGATAATTCGCCTACGTTGGTGTAGTGCCCAATCGCTTCCATACACCGCGTAGCACTGCGCTTGACCCGCTGTTTAAAATCCTCCACATCTCGGGGAGGGTGCGCACCCACTCATCCGCATGTCCGAGCCGTGGTTGCACGATCACTAGCCGCACCTGCTGGAAGTCTTCCACCCATCCAAATTCACTCAGCGCTGCCAGCGCATACAGCTGCAACTGCTCATTACCTTCGGCGAAGACTTTGACGCCTTTGCCGTATTTGAGATCAACGATGGTCAACTCATCCCCGGACAGGATCACCGCATCAGCGGTCCCTTGAGCGCCTTGCTCCCCCGTGATGGAGGCAATGTGTAAGGGCTGCTCGACCAGGCGCACCCCCGCAATGGCGCGCACGTAATCCACATACTCCTGCACGGACGCGGCCATCTCTGCGGTCACTTCCCAAGTGCGACCGTTGATCTCATGGCGTTCTCCTACGTACGCGCTGGCATCGGACCCGGTGCGTAATGCGTTGGCAGCCACCGTATGGGCCACGGTGCCTTCATCGGCAAATGGGCTAGCGTCGTCTTTGCAGGTGCGCGTTAACGGAACGCTTGCCGGACAGTGCAGCCAGCGATGCGCACTGCTTGGGGATAGCATGGCGTGCTGGCTCATGGCTCACCGTCTGAGGGCACAGCGTCTAAGGGCAAACCGCGTTCGTGGGCGATGTAAAACCCTTCGATGTGCTTCATTACCTCCGGAAATAGCTTCTCCGGTATCTTGGACAACACTTTGACGCCGAATGATTCCAAAACGTCGTAGGCGTACTTTTCGCCAAGTTCCTTAGACAGGGCTGTTAACGCCTTCGCCACCTCAGCATATCCAGGCGTGCGCATAACGTCCGTTGTGCTCTGAGCAGCAGCCGGTTTGGCAGCGCGCTGCGTCTTACCCGCAGCGGGAGGCGTTGCCGCCGTTGGTTTTTCAGGGGCGCTATCGCTGCGCGGTGTATCGTCAAGCACAGGTTGCGCGGGGCTGCACCTGCTGGGCGGCTTAAGCACCGCCAAAACAGCGTTTAATTGGGCCTGGTCGGTAATGGTGACGGTCATAGGGAACATGGGTTTTTCTCTCGTGTGTGGGTTAGCTGGTGCTGGTGCGTTGTCCGTTGTCATCACTGCGCATCGCTGCGCTGCTCCAGTGCCTCACATGCGCGCTCGTAGTCTTCTACTAGGGCGGTAAGACGAAACAACAACTCGCTTTCTACAGGCGTAAAACGCTCCATGGCTTGCGCGGCTGCTAGGACATTCACAAGTTCGCTATCACTCATCGAACGCATGAACATTTCTGTCGGCATGGGGGTCATAGGTGTTTCTCGTGTAGGGGGTACTTCGTTTCGCTGTGTTGTTCACTTGCGCCGCAGGTGCTAATCCCGTGGTCCAGCAGTTTTGAATGTGCGATATGCAGTGCGTCACGCACCTCTTCGTAGTCTTCTAGCAAGACGGCAAGGCGTGCTATCAACTCGGTTTCTAAAGGGGTGAAATGCTCCACGCCTGTTAGTACTTTTAGGTTGTTCGTAAAGTCGTTAACCCTTTCCGAACGCATCGGCGACTCTGTCGGCACAAAAGACGACATATAAAAACTCCTTCCCGAAAAACGTTCGGGGTTAGTGTTTAGTTAGGGTTTCAGAAAGCGTTTTAGCGGCGTCGTAGTGCGCGCGGCGCACGCGGTAATTGGCGATGCGTAGTGCGTTTGGCGTTGCTCGGGTATCGTGCAAAATAAAGTGGGCTAACCAAGGGCGCGAGCTGTAATAGTGGCGCAATGCGATACTCCGCTCCTCCGCTTTGCGATAACGATTCATGCATAGTCCTCCTGCATGGCACCGCCGCGCATCGCGTGAAAGCATTCTGCTTCGTGGCGCATGTCTTCCTTGACGTCTTCCTCAGCGAGAAGCTGCAATTGCTCCAGCCGTACGCGTTCTTGCACTTCGGCTAGTGCATACAGACGGGTTAAGACATCGCTGCCGATTAACTGATCCGAAGGGAAGGTATATAAATCCGCTAAAGCACTTCCCATCGCTTTATAATGCTCAGTAGATAGTATATCCGCCGCCCATTCATCCGCTTCCGCTCGTTTATCTGGGTTATTTAAATACTCATGAACCCGTGCATCGACCCGCTCGGCAAAATACTCTTTAAAATCGTCTTCCGGTGGTTGTAAACGCGGATCGTTATAACTGCTATATCCAATACCAGCCATTACGCGCCTGCCTTTGCCGTAGCGGTAATGTCAGTACGCATCTGGCCACCTCTTTCACTAACGGCATTACGCGCTTTTGCAGCTTCAGCCCTAGCTTTAGCTTTAAGCCTTAATTGAGTTCTTTGTGCGGTTAATATGTTTACTGTGTATACAGTACTTACGTGCCAATACAACGGGTGCCTTGGCCGCACGCGTATGTACTCCCGCCCACCACCGAAACTAAATCCTATTTCGCTGTCTTGCCTGCCTTTAAACCACGAACGCATGAGCGGGCTAAAACGTTTGTCTTTAAACGAAAGGATTTCTAAAGTACCTTCAGGCCCCTTTGCTTCCTTGATATGGAAACCTTCTAGCAACGCCAAAATTTTAGCGTCTTCAAGGCCGCCCAAGTCCAACGGCGGCGCTTCTGTAGGTGCTGATGTGGCTTGGCTGGGCTGTGTTTTTTCGTTGGTGTTAGTTAAGGTGCTCATGCGGCCACCCCCATGCTTTCAGCGGCAGCTTCAGCGGCTTCGTATGTAGCTAAAGCAGCACGAGCGGCAGCAAAAGCAGCATCACGCGCTTCTTCATCTTTAGCGGCGTCGTACGCAGCACACGCTTCTTTTTTAGCGGCTTCGAGCGCAGCACGAGCCGCATTACGCTTTTCTTGTCGCTTTTTCTCCGATGCAGCGAGCTGCGCCGCAGATCGATTACGCACCGCCTCAAGGGCAGCTTTAACGTGCGGATACAGTGGATGCGTTGTGGCGACAGTGAACTTATCGTTGTCAAAATAATCCGTCATCACGTCGGTGCTGTTGTACACCGTAAAACAGGAATGCACTAAAGGGCTAAAGCGCGTGTAATGCGTGGCGATGACCCTAATTTCCGAGTTATCCCTGTCGTGCGGCTTTTCGTAGGAGTAATTGGCGCGTTGCAACTCCCCGCCTTTCTCATCCCGAATGCCGTTGAAGTAAAACAATGGCATCTGTTCGACCGCCGCACCCTCAGCAGCAGCCTTTATCTGTGGGTAGAGCGGATGAAAGGGATGTACGAGTATGAGGTGGGTTCTCGAATACCCTTTCATTACATAGCAGGTTTCAAGGGCCTTAAAGCAGTCAAGCAGCAGCGGGCTAAACCCTGCTTCACTGATGGCATGGATAAAGATCCCTTTTTCTGAGTTCACTATTAACGGTGCTTCCGTATAGAAAACCGGTTGCAGCTCTTCGCCCTTTGCGTCTTTGATGCCGTTCCGGAAGAACAGCGGTGCTTGTTCGATCACGCGGGCGGCTTCTGCGGCTTTGTAGTCTGCTTTTGCCCAGATGCTTTTATCGATCATGTAATCCGACCCGTTAGGGTTGTATTTCACTGGGCCGTAGGTACCTGATGCCATTTTCGTATCTCCTGGCCCCTGCCGCCGGTTGCGGGTGTCGTGGGGCGATGTGGAGATATTACACACGGTGTTTCATGTTGTGTCAACACATGGTGTGTAATTAAATCAAAGCGGAGATTTTTAGTTACATCTTGCTTGGGGTGGGGCATCACGCATGAAAAACCCCGCTGGAGCGGGGCTGTGTAAGGATTTCGAAGATCGATTCTTCCGTGGTTACGATCAATTCACTCGCTCTATCTTGTTGATTAGATATACCTTCCCCCCAACTATCCCCCCTTCTGGGAATTCGAATGGGTGGGTTACGGGATTGTCACTCACGACAAAAATCTTTCCACGATCCTCCAACCTCTTGATCTGCTGACCGTTGCCAAGATTCACTAAATAAAGGCCATCCCCTTCAAAAGTATGCGTTCCAGTGTCTACAAGTACGACCTCCCCCGGCGCGATAGTGGGAATCATGGAGTCGCCTTTGCCAGTGACGAGCACTAAACGCCCAGGAGGGGGTAGGAATCCTACCAGCGAACGCAGGAAGTTTGCTGAGTACTCAACGGTGCGGACTATTTCCGGTAAATCCTCGTTTTCACGACCGCTGCCCATACCGGCTTCCCCCATCTGCATGACACGAATATAGCCTCGGGGTGTTGCAGTAAAGGGGACGGTGTCCGATGTATCACCAAAGAACATCGGCTCGCTTCCTTCGAGTATCCAGGTGGCACTGATCCCGAGTACAGATTGAGCCTTCGTTGCTCCTTGTTTGGATACCCCTCGCATCGCCCAATTGGTGACTGTCTGCGGTGCCTCGCCAAGCGCAATTGCCAATGCAGAGGGACCCTTGATCGGATTCTCCAAAACAGAAGCAGCCTTCATGAGACGAAGGAAGGTTTTGCTATGTCTAACCATTGATGAAGTTTTCAAGAAAGTAAACGCCATGTGTTAAACGCGGCGTGTTGACATGTGATGAAACGCAGTGTGTAATCGCCTGTATGTACACGACCACACACCCAGATGCGGACCTGATCAACCGCCTTGGCGGCCCCGCTGAAATTTCCAGACAACTTGGAATAGACCCACGTGCAGGCGGTACGCAGCGCGTGCAGAACTGGAAGTACCGAGGTATCCCCGAAATATGGAGGCTTCGCCGCCCCGACATCTTCGGTGAAACCCCCACAAATCACAGGCAGGAGGTGCCTGATGCAGCATGAGGAAGAAATAAACCCCGTTACGAAGATAAATGTTCTACCGGGTACCGCTCCCCCTGTCAGCGAAAAGATCATTACGCCAGAAGAAGCACCCATTAGCGCAGCGGAGTTGGAGCGTCGAATCTCATTTTTACTTGACGCAGTTTCAGACTTGCTTACGAACACTTTGGACCTCCAACGTATGGCTATAACTAATCAAGAAGCTGTTTTTTCCAGAAAACGAGAAATCAGCGAGCAAATAGAGATGCTTGAAAGCGAAGTGAATTTTTTGATGATCCATAAGCAAGCAGAAGATTTGAAGAAGCATCAGGTTTCTAACTAATTCCACGGCTCGGTGTCCTGGCGATGTCGAGCCACTTTTATAACCTGGTGGGCGTGTCCCACGCTGTCCCACTGAGAGGTACTGAGAGTGACAAGCCTGCAAAACACGTTGTTTTATTACTCTTACGAGGATGTGATCCACGATTGCGTGACCGCCCTTGGCGGATTCAAGAAAGTAGGGAATATGCTGTGGCCTGACATGCCTGCCGATGACGCAGGCCGCAAGTTGGCCTCGTGTCTCAACCCTAATAAACGGGAAAAGCTCGACCTGAGCGAATTACGTTCGATCCGGATAGAAGCCCGCAAGGCGGGAGTGCATATCTTGGCGCACTACGAAGCGCGCGATGCCGGTTACACAGAACCACAGCCATTGAACCCTGATGATGAAGCGGCACAGTTGCAACGTGAGTTCATTGCCGCAGTAAAAGGCTTAGAAACCTTGCAAGCGCGCATGGCTCGGACTGTGTCGTGAGCTTGACCACTGTACGTGGCTGCGGTACCGTCGCTGGTAAGGAGCTTAGAAACTCCGAGAAAGCAGCGGTATCCGCACTCGTCAGCTCGCGGATTTTTTGTGCCCGTACGTTTTTACGTCGGGAGGCAGCAGCGATACAACACCCGCAAGGGGAAAGCTGCTGGCCGGTCTGCTTTCCGGTTTCTAACCTCCCGACATTCTCGGGTCGGCGCTTAGAAACGTCTCCCCGAGATCACCTCTCAAAAGCAGGAGACGTTCTCATGGCGCAGTCCATTATCCCGTTCGACTTTCATTCTCACGCTGTGCGCGTTGTGATGCGCGATGGCAATCCGTGGTTCATTGCTGGCGATGTTTGCAGGGCGCTGAATTACTCCAACACAAGCAAGGCTCTTGGGGATCATCTAGATTCCGATGAGCGCGCCACCATTGAGATTCCTACCCCTAACGCCCCGTTAGGGGTTCCTACCAACATCATTTCCGAGTCGGGCCTATACGCCTTGGTACTCCGCTCCAGAAAGCCAGAAGCACGTAAATTCTCCAAGTGGGTAACCTCGGAAGTCCTTCCCTCGATCCGCAAGACGGGGGGCTATTCGGCTACCGGAACGCTGGTGAATGACGATGTGCTTTACGCCATCTGGATTCTGTGCAGCCAATTCAAGTCGCTGCATGAAACGGTATTCACCAACAAGGTTCCGCAAGCCCTAGCATGGCTTGGGGCTAGGCAGATGAGCGGGGCGCTTTACGACCGTCTGCTAGATGGCCTGCACGGCGGCGTTGGCCCTATAGAGAAGGCCCTCGGCCCTCAGATGGAACAGGCTGCCCAAAAGGTCAGGGGGGTTACTTATCGCCGCTTCAGCTAACACCTGCGGCTGTCTGTCTGGCCGTACTCCTTAATTAGTAAGGAGTGACTTTCAAATCGTTAAACCACCCCCGCAGTTAAAAAAGGGCGGGCTGAGGGGGTGGCCTCAACTCGCCCAAAACAAAGGTGGACTCAACGTATGAGTGATTCTATCACACTCCTGAAACACCCCGTAAATACCCTCGCCAAAACATGGTGCGCTGATGGCACGGTGAAAGCCTACGACAACGCCAAGTTCTTCCAGGTGGAGCAACGACCGCTCAACAATAGCCGCGAGCTGTCTGCACTCCTCACGGAGCTGGAGAATAACCGGCATGCCTGTGTGATCCGTGGCGTGTATGTGGGCGATGCCAAAGCCGCTGCGCTGGATACAGAGTTCCAGAAAGGAAAAGTACGGCGCATTGCCGAGCTGTACGAGGATATCCCGCATCACTGGATGCTCGTTGAGATCGATAACTTCGAGCCACTGCGCCTTGATCCGGTCGCCGATCCGGTGGGGAGCATCAGCGAGTTCCTCCACGCACATCTCCCGTTCTGGTTCGCAGGTGCGGATTACCATTGGCAGTTATCCAGTAGCGCGGGGCGGCCTGGGAGTGAAGGGAAGCTAAAGGCTCATGTATGGTTCTGGCTACATACACCGTATACCAGCGCACAGCTCAAAGCCTGGGCCACTGCCTGCGCTCCAGCCCTGGACGCTTCTGTATTTAATACGGTGCAAATCCACTACACCGCCGCCCCTGTGTTTGAAGCCGGTGTGGCCGATCCGGTGCCAGTGCGTAGCGGCTTTGTGAAAGGCCTTCTTGAGGATTCTGTATTGCTGGAGATTGATGCAGAGATATTGGAAAGTGCCAAGAGTGAAGGCAAACCCAGCCGCCAACACAAGCTCATGGCTGCGGCGGCTAACGATCCCGTGGCTGTGCATCTCGCGCACAACTGGACGGTCCTCTCCACAGGTAAAGAAGGACAGCTGTTCATCACCTGCCCATTCGAAGCACACCATACGCAAGCCTCTAACCCCACAGCCACGGTGTACTACCCCGCGCATACCGGAGGCTATGCCAATGGCGCGTTTGTGTGCCAGCACGCCCATTGCCGCAATAGGTCGCAAGAAGAATTTCTAAACGGGGTGAACTATGCCGAGGAAGAAGTATTAGACCGCGGAATAGGCGAAATGGATGTGAACATGTTCGGCGTGACCACGACAGAACACACCCCCACGGACGACATGATTATTAGTGGACTCGCCACATCAAAGGAGCTGACAACGGATAAAGCGAACGGTGCTCGCATCGTTAAGTACTACGGAAAACAGCTAATGCTTGTTGCCGGTGATTGGTACACCTGGAACGGGGAATATTGGAAGAAGGGCAAGGCCGAAGCGTTCCAAGTAATAGGCGAATTCCCGAACGCCATCCGTTACGAAGCAGAACAAGCAGCGCAAGAAAAAGACGATAAAAAAGCTGCCACATTGTATAAATGGGCTAAACAGTCCGAATCAACCTCCAGGCTGAAAGCAGCAGTGGAATGGGCTACGAACCACCTCACCGTAGGACCACATCGACTAGATAACAACCCTTGGCTATTGAACTGCGCCAATGGCACCGTGGACTTACGCACGGGGGAGCTGTCCCCGCACCGCCGTGAAGATTGCATTACGCGGGTCGTTCCCCTTAACTACAATCCAAACGCCCCCGCGCCTGTCTTTAAAAAGACACTAGAACGCATTACCTGCGAAGAGGGGCAGGCTGGCAAGCCACTCAGTGACTTCCTGCAACGCTGGTTCGGCTACTGCGTCACCGGCTCGGTACGCGAACAGAAGTTCGCTGTGCTGTACGGAGATGGTGGTAATAACGGTAAAAGCACGCTACTGGACCTAATCTCGGGGATTCTTGGCCGCTATGCGGGCGTGGCCGCCCCAGGGCTGCTCACAGGCAAGAACGGCCAACAACACCCTAACGCCGTTGCCGACCTTTTCGGGCGGCGCATGGTGACTACCCACGAATCAGGGGAGGGCGAAGTGTTGCGGGAAGAGTTCGTGAAACAAGCCACTGGCGGCGATGCGCTCAAGGCCCGTTACTTGTACGGTGAATTCTTCGAGTTCCAGCCCACGCACAAGCTGCAATTACTCACCAACCATAAGCCTGTCATCAAGGGGCAGGACAGCGGCATCTGGAGGCGCATTATGCTCATCCCGTTTAAAGCGAAGTTTGATGCCGTTGAGGGGGAAGAGACCGGCAACGGCAAGTATCCTCGGGATATGAGGATCGCTGAGAAGCTGGCCGCTGAACGAGAAGGTGTCTTAGCGTGGATCGTGGCCGGTGCCGTGGAGTGGTACAAGAACGGACTGAGGCCGCCTGATATCGTGTTGGCCGCTTCGGAGGAATACAAGGAGGAACAGGACCGCGTAGGGCAGTTCATCGACGAAGAATGTGAGAAAGGAGCCGAGTATGAGGAGAAACTAACTACGCCGATGGGTGATGGCTTGTACCCAGCCTATACGCAATGGTGCAAAGCCAGCGGCGTTCACCCACTATCCAAAGTCCGTTTCATTGGCGATTTGGAGCGGCGTGTGCCGGAGTTTAAGAAGAAAGATATATACGAAACCCCCGAAGGGGGGAAGCGCCGTAGGTTCGTAGCCATCCAAGGGGTAAGGTTGTTGAACACTGATCCCTTCTAGTAACGCGGGCTGCGTCCCACTCAGCGCTTTCGCAATAGCTATTGCAGAGTGCTGAGGGCGGTTTACACCCTCTGCACCTCCTGCACCTCCTTTTAGCCAACTTTTATGCTACTTAGTTGTAAACGAAAAAAATATGGAACTAATTTTTGCACCTTGCACCTCCTTTTAAACCCCTTTTTCTATATGTTGGATTAGAAATTACAGATATATATATATATATATAGCTTTTCGCTTTTAGGGGGGGTGAAAGCGGTGCAAGGTGCAAACAGTCCTCAGCACTTTCGCGCCCGTACATCCAGCCACTGCCCCTCCGACGGAAGCAAGCGCCGCTGCATCACCCAATAATCTTCTTTATAATCAATGGGTTATACTAGTCCCACGCTTTCTCGCAGCTGGGTATTTCCGAATGCAAACAACAGGACTTTTTCAACACCCCAATCCGCGCCGCTTACTGGCGCGTTTGAACCCGAGCACCGTGCGCTATGACACGCTGCCTGGTGGAGTGCCTGAGCTGACGGCACAGGACATTGCCCATGCCTTAGCGCTCACCCCAGCGGGGTTGGGGCGTGAGGTACTGGAGGCGTGCTGGTGGCCGGATGGTGCGGTGTTGCGGCGTGGCCCCTTGCGCGATGCGGCGGTGGCGTTGGTGGTGCCGGAGATTCGACGGCAGCAGCAGCGCTTGCTGGAAGCGCGTACAGACGTGGGCATAGCCAAGGCGTGCATGGGGTGGACCCGAGCGACGACAAGCGCACAGCAGGCTGCGCTGAGGCGTGCGGAGGAGCGGCTGGAGGAGGCCAAGGCACAGCTATGGCCACAAGCGACATTGGAGATGCTGCCGGTCCTGGTTGCGGCGGTGGTGAACGAGCTGTCTCAGCCGCGTGATTGCCCGACGTGCCACGGTCGGGGGACCGTGCGCGTAGGGGCGTTGGTGAAGGTGTGCATGGCGTGCGGTGGCAGGGGAATGCTGCCGGTGAGTGATCGCCGTCGGGCGGCAGCGATTGGCCGTGATGAGGCTGCCTATCGCAGGGTGTGGTGTGGCGTGTACGAGTGGTTACTTAACAAGATGCGTAGTGCTGAACGCCAAGCGGCTAGGGAGCTTCAAGAGGCGTTGCAGGTAGAGGCTGCGTAGTGCGGAGTTGATACCTCCGCACTTTCCCCCCTACTGTACGCGCCTGAGTGGTGCGATGCCCTCATCGAATGATTTACTCGCGCCCTGCCCATCTCAGCAGGGCTTTTTTATTCAAAGCCAGCGACCGCCTTCGGGCGGTTTTTTGCGTTCTGGAGTCCCCCCCATGCAGACCATTGGTGAAGAAGGCATTGCACTGATCAAGTTTTTTGAGGGTTGCAAGCTGAGCACGTACACCTGTCCTGGGGGGGTGTTGACGATTGGCTACGGCGAGACGGGCAAGCATGTGACGCCTGATATGTCTCTTGCCAATGAGCAGGAAGCCGATGCGATGTTACGTGCACGCTTAGCGAAAGAATTTGAGCCAGCGGTGCGGCGTTATGTGCGTGTGCCACTCAAGCAACAGCAGTTTGATGCGTTGGTATCGCTGAGCTTCAACATTGGTGCGGGGGCGTTTCATCGCTCGACCTTGCTAAAGCGGCTCAATGCCGGTGATGTGGCTGGCGCGTTGGAGCAATTTCATGTGTGGAAATGGGCGGGTGGTCGTGTGCAGTCGGGTTTAATTGTCAGGCGTGCCGCCGAACGTGTGTTATTTGAAGATGGTGACTGGCGTGCCGAAGCGGAGAAACAGCGTGCCGCTTTGAAGAGCAAGGGCCGCCGTGATTGATCCCTCGCTGCTGCCTGCCTGGTGGAAGGAGGCGTTTTATGTGTGCCTGGCGATGGCCACGGGGACGCTGAGTTACGTCATGCGTGCACTGGACGCTAAGCAGAGGCTGGCCGTCTCCCGCGTGTTGATTGAGGCGGGGATTGCGGGGTTTGTCGGCTTATTTGTGATGTGTGTGTGTGAATGGTTGGAGATGAGCCAAGCGTTCACGGTGGCGGCGGTGATTGCCTCCGGTTTAATCGATACACCGCAGACCTTAGAACTGATTCAGAACGTGATTGTGCCCAAGCTTGGCACGGGGCGAAGGAGTTCGGATGATCGTTAATACACTGCGCCGTGTGGGGCGACGTTTGCCCAGTGTGCGGCTGCTGATTGAGTACATGATGATTGGTGCGTTGGTGGCGCTGGTGGCACATGCGGTGCTGGCGTGGTCCGAGCGCAGTCAATTAGCGCAGCGGGCGGCGCAGCTGGAAGGCCAGTTAGCGACGGTGGAAAGCACGTTGGATGCGCAGGTTGCGATGAATCGCGATCAAGATGCGGCGATTGCGCGGCTGCGTGCGTTACGTGAGATCGACAGGCAGGCGATTGCGGGGCTGCATACGGATTTGAATCGGATCACGTTGCGCGACCGTATGTTGCGCTGCGGTGTGCGATGAGTCGCAACGGGGTGTTCTACGCAAGCGCTTACGACACGGCGCGCACGCATGTGTTGCGCATGGCGGAGGGTGAACGGATGAAATGCACGTTAGAGATGGAGGGTGCGATGCCGAAAAGTGTTTCTATTACCTCAATGACGTTGGACACCAGCCGCCAGTGTGCCGCCGATGCCGTTGCGGGGGATGTAGGTGCGCGCCGTTTCGATATTTGGATCACCGGCCAGCGTTGCGGTGAGGGTGTGGTTTCTGCACGTACAACGCTCAGTGATGGCGTTTGCCGTGTTCATCGTATTTTGGTGAGGGTGCAGTAATGGCGTGGGCGAAAGGCCAATCTGGCAACCCCAAGGGCCGCGCGATGGGCAGCAAGAACAGGAATACGGCGGCGATCAAACAAGCCTTTCTGGAAGCGTTTGACCAGCTCGGCGGTGTGCCTGCCTTGGTCGCCTGGGCGCAGGAGAACAAAACAGATTTCTACAAACTAGCGGCGCGGATGATCCCCACGGAAGCCCGTGTCTGTGGTGAACTGGAGTTGAAAGAGGCGGGCGATGATGAATTGGATGCCGCCATTGCAGCATATGCCACCCAAGCAGGTATTAGCCTTGTTGTTAGAGGAGAAAGCGCGGCGACGCCGCACTAACCGTCTGGCCGACTACAGCCCATACCCAAAGCAACGCGCTTTTCATGCGATGGGTGCGGGCACGCGTGAACGGTTGCTGGCGGCGGCAAACCAGTCAGGAAAGACACTGTGCGCTGGGCATGAGGTGGCGATGCATCTCACAGGCCGCTATCCGCACTGGTGGGAGGGCAAACGTTTTGAAAGGTCCAATCACGGCCTGGCGGGTTCTGAAACGGGGGAACTGACGCGGCGCGGCGTACAGCGCATTTTGCTAGGGCGCGATCCTAAAACGGAGATGGGGACAGGCGCGATTCCTGGAGAATGCATTGAGGGCGTGACCTGGGCGCGTGGCGTGCCTGAACTGGTCGATACGGTGTATGTGCGGCATGCGTGCGGGGAGCGTAGTTCGATCTCGCTCAAATCCTTTGATCAGGGCCGTGAGAAATGGCAAGCCGATACGGTCGATTGGGTGTGGTTTGACGAGGAGCCACCCGAAGATGTGTATTTCGAGGGGATCACTCGGACCAATCGGACCTTTGGCCCAGTGTTTATGACGTTTACACCGCTGAAGGGCATGTCCAGCGTGGTACGGCGATTTCTGCTGGAAGAAGCCCCTGACAGAGGGCTGGTGCAGATGACCATTGACGACGCCGAACATTACAGCCCTGAGGATCGGGCGCGCATCATTGCCAGCTACCCCGCCCACGAGCGCGAGGCACGCACCAAGGGCACTCCTTCATTGGGCAGTGGCCGCGTGTTTCCGATCGCGGAGGACTCGATTGCCATCGCGCCGTTCGCGATTCCTGAAGAATGGGCGTTGATTGGCGGGATGGACTTTGGATATGACCACCCGTTCGCTGCGGTCAAAATGGCCTGGGATCGTGAAGCCGATGTGCTTTACGTGATGTGCGCATACCGCCAGCGTGAAGCAACCCCTGTCATTCACACGGCGGCATTGAGGCCCTGGGGTGCACGCTTGCCGTGGGCATGGCCGCACGACGGATTGCAACACGACAAGGGCAGCGGTGAACAGTTGGCCGAACAATACCGGCAGCAAGGGCTTTCCATGCTGGGGGAACGGGCGACATTCACAGACGGCACCAATGGCCTGGAAGCAGGCGTCACTGAGATGCTCGACCGGATGCACACCGGACGTTTGAAGGTGTTTAGCCACCTGACGGAATGGTTTGAAGAATTCAGGCTCTACCACCGTGAAGACGGGCGGATCGTCAAACAGCATGACGACCTGCTCAGCGCGACGCGGTACGCGATGATGATGCGGCGGTACGCGAAGGCACCGCACGCCACCACATTTAATGTTTACGATTACTCGGTGGATTATTGAAGATGCCCCGCACACAGAAAAACACCACGGATGCACTGGCCCAGATGCGCTCGCGCTACCAGCTCGCCAGTGATTGTTGCCGCGATCTTTACGACCAGGCGCGAGATGATATTAAGTTTGTCACCGTCCCTGGGAACCAGTGGGATGAGTCGCTGAAGAAACGCCGCAGACACCGTCAGACATATGAATTTCCCAAGCTGCGCATGCATACCCAGCAGGTGATCAACGAGATGCGCCAGCAACGCCCCTCTTGCAAAGTGCGCGGCGTGGAAGAAGCGGACCGTGGGCTGGCTGACATCATGCAGGGGATTTGTCGCAATATTGAAAGCGTATCCAATGCCGATCACGCCTACGACATTGCGTACGAGAAAGCGGTCAAGGGTGGTTTTGGCGTGCTGCGCGTGACGACGGATTATCTCAATGAGGATGATTTTGAGCAGGATATTCGCATCAAGGCGGTACGTAACCCGTTTGCGGTGAAATTCGACCCTGCCGCCGTTGAGATTGACCGGCGCGATGCAAACTTTGCGTTTGTTGAGGAGTTGATTCCGAGAACCGATTTTGAGCGCCGCTTTCCGGACGCCGATGTGTCCGACTTCGACGCAGATACACAGTGCGGTGCGTGGCGTGATGCTGGGCAGGTGCGCATTGCCGAATACTGGTGGAAAGACCCCAGAAAACGGGAATTGCTGGCCCTGTCGGATGGCCGCGTGGTGTTTGCCGACGAGATCGCCGCGCAGGCCGGATTGAGTGTGGAGGAAGCAAAAACGTTTTTAGAGTCGGCGGGTGTGCAGATCGTACGTACACGCACCATTGAGGGCCACCGCGTGCTGATGCGGCTGACCAATGGGCACACCTGGCTGACGGAGCCTTACGAATTCCCTTGCCAATTCATCCCCATCGTTCCGGTATGGGGGAATATCGAGAATATCGATGGCAGTGATTACTGGTCGGGCATGGTGCGTTTTGGGAAGGACCAGCAACGCCTACATAACGTGCATCGAACAGCGCTTGTTGAAGCGGTCGCTAAATCCCCTAAAGCGCCTTTCCTCCTTGACCCCAAAATGATAGAGGGGCATGTGCAGATGTGGAACGACTCACATTCTGAGGACTTCCCCTATCTGTTGGCGAATATCATTGACTGCCAAGGTCGCACGCCTGTGCGTGTCGAACAGGCCCAGGTCCCCACCGCTTTAATTCAACTGGCGGGCATGGATAACGACGATGTGAAAGCCGCCACGGGGATTTACGATGCGAGCCTAGGTGCCCGCAGTAATGAAACTAGCGGGATTGCGATCAACAGCCGCAAAATGCAGGGCGCGGTGGCCACGTTTAACTACATTGATAATCTGGCTTACGCGGTGCGTTACACCTATGAAATCCTCGTAGACATGATTCCTCGTGTCTACGATACGCCGCGTGCGGTGCGTGTCCTGGGCGAAGATGGCGGCGAGAAGTGGAAACAGTTGTACCAACAGGTGACCGACCCGACGACCGGCCACACGGTCACCCTGAATGATATCCGTCAGGGCAAATATGATGTGGTGGTCACGGTGGGCCCAAGCTACGCCACGCAACGCATGGAAGCTGCTGATGCCATGATGCAATTAGCGGCCCAGATGGGCGGCGTTGCGCCTCAAATTGCCACCGTAGCCGCCTACGCTGGAATGCGGAATATGGACCTGGTCGGCGGGGAGGAAGTCGTAGCTGCTTTCCATAAGCTACTTGTCGCGCAAGGCTTGCTCCCTCCGAAAGACGGCGAGCCACCTCCGGAGCCGCCTGCGCCCGATCCCATGCAGATAGCCCGTGTGAAGAAACTATCGGCGGATGCGGAATTGTCCGATGCCCGGGCGCAACATCAACGGGCCGACACCGCACAACAGCATATTGAGACATTGGCGGCTGCGCATGCCTTAAACGCGCCTGCCGTTGATCCTGGGTGGCTTCCTAAGGCCCCAAACAACACACCGCCGCAAGGCGGTTTTTTTATGCCTGAAGGCCCTGCGCCTCACGGCGTGATACCGGCTGATCACAGCCGCGTCCGTATTGGTCCGGTCAGGCCAACCCCGAGAGGATGAGATGAGCGACGATACCAACACCGCTACCGTGAGTCTTGAGGCGGTAACACCGCCCACAAACGACGCGCAAGCGGCGCTGCAAGAACAGCAGCAACACCCCACACCGGACCCCACCGGTGAACCGCCCAGCGACACGGGCGAAGCGGACAAGCAGGCCGAAGAGAAAAAGAAACAGGGCAACCGTACCCGCGAATACATTCAGCGGATCAACGGTGAAAACAGCGAGCTACGCCGTCGGCTTGAGGCGCTGGAGCGGCAGCAGCAAAGCGGCTCTACGCGTTCCAGCCACACGCCGCAGACAGGGCAGGAAGGCGCACCTGGACTTGAAGATTACGCCTATAACTGGAACGAATGGGTGGACGCGCGTTTTAGCCATCTGTTCCAGCAGTGGCAGCAGGAACAACAGCAGGCCGAAACCGTCCGCCAGCAGCACAGTGCCCAGACGCGTTATGAAGCACGTGCCGCAGAGTTTGTGAATGCGCACCCTGATTTTTACGAGACGGTCGGCTCAATGGACCTTTCCCTGCTAAGCCCTGCCGTGCAGGCTGCGGTGATCCAGCACGAGAAAGGCCCTGAGATCGCCTACCACCTGGCCACTCAGGACGATGCGTTATGGTCCCTGGCTTCGGTACGTGAAGACTTACTGCCTGCTGCGGTGGAACGGCTGGCGGCGCGCATGGCCGCCCCCCAGACACACCCCCCCCTCACTTCAGGCCCCTCACCAGGCAAACCGATCAGCAACGCTCCACCCCCGCCCCCGTCAGTATCAGGCCGCTCTCCCACGGAGATTCCGTCCGAGAAGCTGACCGATGACGACTGGTACCGCCGCGATGTCGACAAGCGGCGCAAGCGCTAAACGCAACGACACACCAACCCCACACTTTCCATTGTAGGAGCACACCCTATGGGTACTCAGGCACTCACCCATCAGATGATCGCCCGTGAAGCGGCCAAGATGCTTGTTGAGCAGAACAACGTTGTTACCAACATCAATACCGAACGCTCCAAGGAATTTGGGGAAGAGATCAACGGTTATAAAAAAGGGGACACCGTAAAAATCATGATCCCGCCGGTTCCGGTGACCTATAGCGGCTCCGTCTTTGCCGCTTCTGGCGCGACATCCGCTCCGTTATCGGCACCGCCCATCAGCGAGAGTTACGTTACCTTGCAACTGGATCAGCAATACCATGTCCCGCTGACGTTTACGGCGAAAGAAAAGAAGCTGGACCTGACGGACTTCAGCAAGCGTTTTTTACGTCCGGCGATGAACTCGCTCTCCAGCCAAGTGAATGCAATCCTGCTGGCGTCGATGTACCAGCAAACGCCAAACGTGGTGGGCACGTGGGGGCGCGTCCCAAGTTCGCGTGGCCCGTGGCGGTCGGCGGCCTCGGTCCTGGATCGCCATCTAGCTCCTGAAGAGGACCGCTGCGCGCACTTCTCCACCGATTCAAATGACGCCTTGGCCGAGGTGAATGCGGCGCTGTTCCATACCTCCGACGAACTGCGCGGTGAGTTCAGTAAAAACGCGGTCGGCGTGTTTGCAGGCCTTGAGTTTTACAAACAACTATCACTGCCCAGGCACACCAACGGCTATGGCGCAGGCTATCAGATCAAAGGCGCAGGCCAGACCGGCTCGACGATTACCGTTGACCCAAAATCAGGGAAAAGCGAGATCACTAAAGGGAGCATCATCACCTTTGATAACGTCTTTGAGGTGCACCCCATCACCGGCGCTCCCGTGGATAAGTTGAGGCAGTTTATAGTCACTGCTGACTACGTAGCAGGCAACGGAACGTTGTCCATTTACCCGGCAATCATCCCAACAACCCCTGGGCAGATTGGTACCGTAACCAAATCCCCAGACGATCTCGCGGTCGTCAGGGTTTTCGGCGAAGCGGGGAAGGCAGCCGTTCAGAACCTTGTCTTCCACCGGGATGCATTCGCCACCGCGTTCGCCCCCCTTCCAGTGCTGGCCTCGTGTGAAGGTTATACGGCCACCATAAAAAACATCAGCGTGCGCGTGATGACCTTCGGCGATGGCAAAAACGATATGGAACATACCCGCGTGGATGTGTTGTTTGGCACGCCTGCCCCTGTCCGTCCTGATCATGCGTGCCGCGTGACGCAGTAACCCCTCTGACAGGAGCGCCCATGACCAAGGTGGCAGAGATCATCCGTGATGCGCTCGGACATTTGCGTGTACTGGATGCCAACGAAGCAGTAGAAGCAGAAGATGCGGTTAAGGCGATGCGTGCACTCAACCTGATGATGCGCCGGTGGGAGGCGAACGGGATTGCGCTAGGTTGGTCGGAGGTTGCCAGCCCCGATGACCTGCTGCCAGCGCCCGCCGAAGCGCAGGAGGCCATTGGGTACAGCCTGGCAGTGTGTCTGCGAGCCAGTTACGGTGTTGTGTTGGAGCAGGATGTGGTTAGCGCCGCCGAACGGGGCAGGGCGATGCTGATCAGTGATACGGTGCACGCCAGCGGCGTTCGTATGCAGTACGACCTGCCCGCTGCCGAAAGCCAACGGCGCTCTGGTCGTGACGGGTACGACGGATGAGCGCCCGATGGCGTGAAGCCCCTGTGACCGGAGGCGCTTACAGCGACGAGACACGCGCCTGGACAGTGCAAGATACGGTCAACTGGATTCCAGAAGCCGCCGAACGTGGCGGAGGGCGTTCATCCTCCATGTTGCGCTGTGCTCCTGGGGCGGCGGTGTTCTGCGTCCCTGAGGCCGCTAATCCTGCTCCGGTGCGCGGATTGCACGATGTGGAAGACAAGCTGTTTGCAGTGATCGGTACGAAGCTATGGCAGATCACCACAGCGGGGGTGGCCATCCCTCGCGGCACCATCCCAGGCGTGGAGCGCGTCAGTATGGCGCACAACCAGATCGCCGGAGGGAACCAGCTGGTGATCGCTAACGGCACCTCCGGTTACGTTTACAACACAGGCACGGAACGGCTTGCCGAACAGATCACTGGTGAAGGGTTCCCAGGGCTTAAGGCGTGCGATTACGTGGACAGCTACATTGTGGGTGTTGAGCCTTCGGGCAGGTACTGGTTTCATTCTGCCCTGGCCGATGCCACCCGTTACAGCGCTCTGGACCGCTACGAAGCCGAAAGCCAGCCCGACCGCATTGTCGGATTGACCGTGCTCCATCGCACTGTTTTCGTCCTGGGTAAACGCTCAGGGGAATTCTTCTACAACAGCGGCGCAACAACCGGCACCTTCCAGCGCCATGCAGGCACTGAAATGCAAATAGGCTGCGCCAGCAGGCATACCCTTCAGCAGATGGGCAGTGCCGTGTTCTGGCTGGGGCATGACGGTCGTGTGTATCGGCTAGACGGCTATCAACCGGTCCGGATCAGCACACCGCCGCTGGAGCAGGCCATCACCGCGTGCAACCACGAAGAAGCGTTCGCCTTCACCTATGAAGATCGCGGGCATCAGGTGTACTACCTGACCTTCCCCGATGGGATGACCTGGGGGTTTGATGCGTCCACCCATGAATGGCACCGCCGCGAGTCTTTCGGGATCAGCCGCTGGAGGATGAACGCCTGTGTACGGTGGGCCGCACAGTGGGTGGCTGGTGATTTTGCAAACGGCAAGCTCTACACCCTTGACTGGGGGATGCCGTGGGAGCACGGAGAGGTGATTGAGCGCCGCCGTGTGAACGGCGTACTGCACGACCATCAGAACCGGCTGACCGTGGATGCCGTGGAGCTTGTGTTTGGGACAGACGCCCTTGGCGGCTACAAAGGGCCGGGCGATCTCACCCCCCCACAACCCGCTGGGCCTGCCCTCAGCGGCGACGCACCAGATGCCCTGAACAAACAGGCGTACAACTACGCCTACACCATGCAACCTGGCGCAACGCCCATCGTGGCCGTCAGTGTGGTGAGCGGTGCGCTCCCCGAAGGGTTGAGCCTTGATCCTCAAGGCCTGTTGTCAGGCACCGTGGAGGTGGCGGGACTGGCTTCCGGAACCAAGCGCGCCTACCCCTTTACGCTCCGCGTGACCGACGCGAACGGGCTGTGGGCATCGGTGACCGACACGATCATCGTTACAGCCGCCGAGGTGCTTTGCGGCACTGCCACGCGCTATAGCGGAGGGCAAGCATTCCCGAATAGCGTGCACGTCCAACTTGGAAGCCAAACGGGACTTGTGACGCTCACCTACGCCACCGTTGCCAACCCCGATAAGTTCCAGGTGTGGATCGGCGGGCAGAAGGTCATCGATACGGGCTACCACGGCGACACCAGTTACCAGGCGCAGCTGGATGCGGACCTGAGCAGCAGAGGGCTGCCCTCAGAGACCATCACCCAGAGGCCGGGGAGCGAAAGCGATCCGGCTGCCCAGTTCGCCAACAAACATTACGAAACCGCCACGTTCCAAAAGACCACCGCCGATACGATCGCCGAGGTTCGGGTGTACTCACCGCTGGCTGGGACGGCGTGGCAATTCCACCTGGACTGCCCAACATGAGCCGAAAAGTGATGCTCCGCTACAGCAAAGACGGCGGCCACAACTGGTCGGCCTGGGTAGAACGCGATCTTGGCGACGTGGGTGCATTTCAGAAGCGCGTCAGACGTTACCGCCTTGGGCAAGGGCGGCAGTGGGTGTTCGACATCCGTATCACTGATCCTGTGGTCGCTCATCTGCTGGCGATGTCGCTGCAAGCCTCAGCAGGGCCTGCCTAACCCCTCATCCTTCTTTCTGGAGCAATCGTAATGCCTTGGGCTTCTCTTATTCCTGCGGCGGGTTCTATCCTCGGTAGTATTATCTCCAACCGCTCCGCCCATCGGGCGGCGGATGCACAAACACAGGCCAACCAGGCGGCGATCGCCGAACAGCAGCGCCAGTACAACCAGACACGGCAGGACCAGATGCCTTGGCTGACGGCGGGGCAAAACGCGCTGGCCGGACAGCAAGCCGTACTACATGGCGATTATTCCGGCTTCCAGAACTCCCCTGATTACGCGTACGCGTTGCAGCAGGGGTTGCAGGGCGTGGATCGCAGCGCCGCCGCACGTGGCTCGCTGTACTCCGGCGGGCATCAGGCGGACCTTGTGAACTACGCCCAGGGTTTGGCGATGCAGAACCTTAACAACTACTGGAACCGATTAGCAGGGATGTCTAATGCAGGACAAGCCGCCTCTAGTCATCTGGCCGGTTTTGGGCAGAACTACGCTGCCAACATGGGCAACCTGTTCAACAATGCGGCTCAGGCGCAAGGCTGGGCCGCGAACAGAAGCGCCGACAACACCACGAACATGCTTGCCAGTGTGGGGAATACCTTGAATGACTGGTACGAGGGACGGCAACGCCACACCAACAACGGGGCGTCTTTTGGGAACGCCTCTACGGCTGATCCCTACGCACGCAACCCCTATATCAGTGACCCCTACAGACAACACCAATGGTACGCGGGAGGTTAAGCCGTGGCGAACCCATTAGAAATTTACGAGTACATCAAAAAAGGCGGTGACACAGGCCGATTGCGTGCCATTAACCGCCTTGCCGGTCAAACCCTGACCGCCCCCGATAGCGCCCAGCGCGATGATTACATGCGCGCCTTACATGGCGTTGACCCGATGGCTGGTTATAAAGTGCAGCAGCAGTTGCAGCAGGACGCACAAGCCACACAGGACCGGCAACAGAAAGCCGCCGCAGGGTTGGCCAGTGCGTGGCTGTCCACGGCCAACGCGCCCCCCGAGCAGCGGCAACACTTTTACGATACCTTTATCGCCCCTCAGTCCCGGGCCGCTGGGCTCCAGCTGCCGGACCAATACGACCCTGTCTCCCTGGATCAAACCGCCAAAGCGCATCTGGCCATGCTGCAAAGAGGCCCAAGCGCGCAGCCGTACACGCTCGCTCCGGGGGCACGTCGGTATGACAGTAATAACACACTGGTGGCCGAAGCGCCCTTACAGGAAAAACCGCAATACGACGCGGCACGGGGAGGGTTCGTCAAAATGGCTCCCGATGGCACGCCTGTATTCACGCCGGTTCCGGGGATTGAGCCCAAGCCTGATACCTCCCAGATGATCACGCCGTACCAGCAGGCGCAACTGGCGCTGAGCCGAGAACGCCTGGCGCTTGAAAGTGAAAATCGCAGGGATGTTGCCGCTACGAAGCAAGCGGCGCTGGATATGAAAAACAATCAGGTGCACCAAGCGGCGATGGCTCGCTACAACGAATACGTGGGGAGCGCGCAAAGCCTGAGCGATGCAATCGACAAGTTGCAGACGTCGAAAGGCTACAAGCAACTGGGTACGCTCATAGGTGGGGGCCTGTCGAAACTTCCATATACGCGTGCCACTGACGCGCAAGCGCAACTGGATAACATCGCCGGACAGGTGGCATTGACCACGATGCAGCGCTTAAAGGCACTCTCTCCTCAGGGTGCCTCCGGCTTCGGAGCGCTGAGCGAAAAAGAACTGGAATTGCTTAAAAGCTCAATTGCCACGTTGAGACCCGGGGTTTCTCATGATGAGCTCGAAGCAAGCCTGAGCACTATTAAAAAAATGACGGACAAGGCTGCCTCGGCCCCCCCTCCACAAATGGGTGTATCTACTCCCGCAAAAACACCGGCAAACACGGCGACACCCACTGCGGGGGACAAGTACCGCCATGTGTGGGGGGATTGAAGCATGGCCAAAAAATGGAGCGAGGTTGCCTCATCGCCGCAGTACATGGCGCTATCCCCCCAGGAACGTGAAGAAGCACGTAACGAATATTTCGACCATGTGGTAGCCCCGAACGTTGTTAATCAGGAGGAACTTGCGGAGGTTCGTCGCGCTTTTGATACAGATACGGCACCGAAACAGCAGCAACAGGGGCGTGCGCCTGGCGGTCCTGTCCATCCCGCGCCGCCCGTCGATCAAGCGGCGATTGCGCGTCAGGTGTACGACGACTCTCCCTGGTATCAACGCCCCTTCATCGCGGCAGGCGCAGAGATGAACCGCATCGGGCGCGGCCTTCAGCAGTTGGTCACCCCTAAAGACTCAGCTAGGGGGCGCGCCCTGCAACAGCGTATTGATGCCGATGCGCCGATGCAGGAAGGGGTCAACGGTGTTTCTGGATTTATAGGCCGCGTATTGCCGTATGCAGCGACAGCCGTTATTGGAGGCCCTGAGGCTGCCGTACTTGGGCGGTTGGGGCAGGCGGGCAAGGCGGCACAGCTCGCCGCCAAGGCCGGTGTGGCGGCGGCGGAAGGCGCAGGCTACGGCGCATTAGGGGAAACCCGTACAGGGGAAAACCGGCTGGCCAATGCAGGTTATGGCGCGCTGGGCGGGGTTGCAGCGCGTGGGGCACTGGGTGCTGCCAGAGGTGTGACGGGTGGTTTAGCACGTCGTGGCGATCCGCTCCTCCAAGCAGATATCACCATTGCCCAGCGTGAAGGCATCCCGCTGCATATTTCTCAGGTAGCCCAATCCACACCGGCGCGCACGATGGCCAGTATGGCCAAGTACCTCCCCTTCAGCGGAGCCGATGCCGCTGCACGGAACCAGCAGAACGCCTGGAATCGCGCACTCACACGCCACGTAGGCGATGCGACGGATCGGCTGGATGACAGCTGGATCGCCAGACAGAAGCAGGCATTAGGCGAGGCCTACGACACGATCTGGAACCGTAACGATGTCACGATCTCCCCTGAAACAGCCACACGGATGCATCAGATTGTGCAGAATGCCTACCGCGATCTCGGTACCGATGGCGGCAAGGTGGTCGAAAACCAGTTCGGGCGCATTCTGGATGACATTGCGCAAGCAGGGCAGGAAGGGACGATCAGCGGCAGGAACTACCAGCGGCTCGCGCGTACCCTAGCCCAGGTGCAGCCTGGAACATCGGTCGGCAACTATGTCGGGCGGCTGCGTAAGGAGCTGATCGGCGATGCGGAAAGCTCCATCACCCCCTCTGATATGGCGTTACTGCAACAAACAAACCGGAAGTACAACAACTTCAAAACATTGGAGAAGCTGCTCACTCGCCAGCCCGGCGCAAAGGCCGATATCGCCCCAGCGGCGCTATGGAGTGCGGTCAACGCTCGCGGCCCGAAGGCCACGCAGGAATTCCGCGAGTTGGCCAAAGTGGGTCAAAACCTGCTAAAGGACCCCATTCCGGATTCAGGGACAATGGGCCGGTTAGTTTCGCTGAATCTCTTTGGCGGCGGGGGGGCCCTGGCAGGTGGCATTGTTCCGGCCCTGACCGCATTGGCAGGCGGTGCGACCGTCGGACGCGCATTGAACTCGCCGTTCACAGGGAACTGGCTTGCGCGTAATGCAGGCAAACCGGACTTCTTTGCCAATCTGCTGGCGGCTCAAGGCGCAAAGGGTGGCTTGCGTAAAGGGCTAGGCCGTGCGGGCCAGATCACCACTCTGGCAGGTAGCAAGAAGCTTCTTCAAGAGGAGATTCCTTAGCGATCAAAACGCTTATTGAGCTTGTCTTCGGCCTGCAATGCGATGCGGTTGACGGCGCGCCCTTTGTCAAATTCAGTGGTCCATAGCTTGATGGAAAACACACGTACCAGCCAGCGCGGCGAGATTCTGACGATGAACGCGCCAAGAAAATGCACTGCCGCCGCGTAAAGCGAAATCACTACAGGGAAGACGAAAAGCATGATGAACACCTTCCAGAAAATTTCCATCACGCTTCCTGCTCACCCATCACCTTTTGCATCGCTGAATCCATGTACCCGCCAACACGCGCGAAGTTTTCATAGATACGGGAGGCGGTGTTGTCAGGCACCAGGTAACGGTCGAGCGAATCGCTAGGCCACAGCGAAAACGCCTGGCCAAATCCCGATAGGAAATCGTTCGAGTGACGGGCAATCTTGTCGATAAAGGTGCGGATAGGTGTAGTCATAACCCATATGGTAACAATTTACGTCGTAACTAAACCATGTTTTTGCAGCCAACACCCCCGTTTCGACGGGGTTTTCATTTTCAGGAGTCTACGACATGACCGCCTTTCGCCTGTTCTCACGCCTGAACACCTTTTATGGAATGACAGGGCAATTGCTGGCCGCCGGACAGCTTAAGTTCTATAACGCAGGCACGACAACCCCGCGCCCTGTGTACGGCGATAGCGGATTGACCGTGAACAACGGTGTTGCGGTTCGGCTGGATAGCTCAGGTCGCCCTGACGTGGATATCTGGGGGCAAGGGTCCTATTTCGTCGAACTCTTTGACAGCCTCGGTGCAAAACAGGGTGAGGCTGACGGGGTGTCCATCCCTGGCGGCGGAGGCCTAACCATCCCCGCATTGGATTCCAGCAAATTCCTGACCAATAACGGGGCGATATTGCTGTGGTCAGCCATTCGGGAAGTCCCTGACCCTGTCGGGATGGGTGGTAAGGTGCTTGGCACCGATGGCGAGAATCTGCTTTGGCAAAGCCTCCCACGTCCGCCGGACCCCCAATACACCGTCAGTACGGATATGTTGAAGATTGGGAATTTCATGATCCAGTGGGGGCGTGACACAGCCCCTGCCAGTGGCAAAGCGGCCACCTTGAAACTGGTGACGTTCCCAAAGCCGTTCGCGAATACCCCCTATTTCGTAACAGCCAGTGTCACCGCAGCACTTGCCACCGCCAGCAGCCTCGTTGCAGAAAGCGTCAGCGGTACATCGACGACCAATGCAACGTTTAACTTCGTGATCGCAGACAGCAAAGAGAAAAACACCGATCCGATCATCTCCCCCATCCCTTTTGACTGGATCGCCTTCGGGCAGGGAGTCGCATGACCACCATCCCCCACAATAACGAACCGTTTCTTGACGCCTCCGGACTGGTGACAAGAAGCTGGCGCACCTACCTGTCCTCGTTATCCCCAAGCGATGCCGCAACGCAGTTACAGCAGCAGATAGACGCGTTGCAAGCTGCTCTCCATACCGCACCCCCCAATGGCAGTAGCAGCGCGCCCAATGCGCAACTGCTTGCAACAGGCTCAGTCAATGTAACAGGCACGCTTTCTAGCGGCTTCGTCAGTCTGAACCTTGAGGGGGATGCACGCTCCCCGGGAAGCACGTCCTACTACGGCACCGACGCCACAGGCGTAAAAGGCTGGCACCCCGTTCCGGTGATTTCAGTGAATGGCAACACAGGGAGCGTCTTGCTGAAGGTGAGCGCGCTTGCCGATGTGGACGCCTCCGGGATAGCAGACAAAAAAGCATTGGTGTGGGACGCCTCCGCGAATAAACATGTGTACGCCAATACCGCTTCCGCAGGTGGTGGCAGCACAGGCGGTATGCGCATTGAAAACATCGCATCAGCCGCAACTACCCTGACACAATCCCAGGCAGGGAGCTATTTGAGATTCACATATAGCGGAGCCAAGACGGTGACCGTCCCCGCTGGGCTGCTGGTATCGTCTGGGATGGCCACCGTGCTTTCCAACCAGTCCAGTGGAACACTGACCCTCTCCTCAGGCGCAGGCATGACCCTTAACGGGTCGGCAGGCGCGTTTGTACTGCAACAGGGCGAAGCCGCTGCCCTTGTATTCCTGAGCAGCAGCGAAGCGGACGTCATCACAGCAAGCATCACCGGACAAGCCAGCTACACGACCGCTATTTGCGTTGCGTTTAACGGTAAAAACCAATGGGGTGATATCGCATCGCTTCCCTCGTCGGTCATCGGGGGTACGCCGCACACTATTCTGGCGCTTTACAACCCACTCGGCAGCTTTGGCTCTACCGGCACACGTCAAGCGGTATTCAGCGGCGGCGCATTAGGAACGCCGCAACTACGTATCGGCGCTGTCTCCGACGAAACCGCATTCACCTATTATGAATCTTATGCGGATGGGTCCAATCCATACGGAGGGTTCGAGGGCGCAGGTTCTGCCACGGCGGGGCGTTGGACTGCTCACGCAGGCAAATACGATGCGGGGCGTTGCTATGCCGCTACGCACACCACACCGTGGACGGACTCCGAAGCAAGTGGCACACCATCAACCACATTAACCCTTGTGCCCCCGTTCACCATCGCACGGCGTTATAACGCAGGATCACCCGATCGCTATTTCAATGGCTATCTACACAGCCTGGGCGTGTTCAACAGGGCGCTTTCTAGTGTCGAGATCACTGATTTCTTCACGCATAAGGATTTAACGTCTATCAATGGCTTGGTGTCGGGATGGCGGTTCGGAACCGACGGGCAAGCCACCGTGCCTAACTTAGTGGACGGCGAAGCGCCATGCATACTTTCCGGTGCTCCTGATTATGTCCGTGCGCGCATCTGAGCACTTCAGGAAATCAATACCGAAACCCCTACATCGCGCTGCGGCATTCTCCGATATCGCCACCCCCCACCTCATCCAGCATAGTAACCCTGCCGGACGCGGGGCCACGATGGCCGCTCAACCCGTGTGGCGCTGGAGCAGCGCCTCTACCGGCTGCTTACCCACTTGGCAGAGGGGTTACCACAAGACGCCTTATCCATGTTTACTCCTCAGGTATGTGCAGACCATAGAGACTGACACGCAACTAACACGCACTGCGGCTGAAAGCCGCATTTTTGTGAGGCTCAAAGTAGTTTGTATTACGTCTATGTTGTTGATTCTGCTAATCTCCATCTACCTTGACATGGTAGGGGTCACAGGTTCGAACCCTGTACCGCCCACCAATAGAATCAATAGGTTGCACAATCTGTGAATCATTGACTGGCGCGCAGCTGGGCCATGTACGCATCAATAGCCCGAACAGCATCGGCCATATAGTCAGGCCGCTACTTGGCATAGATGTCCGTAATCCCACTATATGCACGGTGCCCAAGCATCCCTTGAATGTCTTGTGCAGCCATGCCTGCCGAGCGTAGCTCGGTAGCCATCGTGTGCCGGATTACCTTTGGAACGGTGTCCTTGGGTAAGCCTGCATGTGTCCGTAATGCGCGCCGCGCAGTTTTGAAGCTCGCAATAGGTTTGCCGTGCCAGTGCACCAGAGGACCGCTGTCTACTGACAGTATCCAAGGAAGGAGAAAATCACAGATGGGAACGACAGGCCGAAACTTTTTCGTCTGCTTGCGCCCTGGTAGATTCTGCGTCAATAGGCGTCGTTGGATGTCTGCGAACTCACGCCGTAGTCCGAGGATCGCCTCTGGTCTTGCCAGAGTTCCATAAGCGAGTGCAAGGTACATACGTTCATGAGATAGGGTCGCGGCCTCCCATAATGCGGCTGACTCCTGAAGTGATAGCACCTGATCCCTGGGCGGTGCGTCTTTCCCTGGGATGATGTATGGCACCGAAGTAATTTCCCCTTCCTTGTATGCTCGATTCAATGCGGCTTTCGCGCTTTCCGCTGATGTGGTGTTCTGGGCATGTTGCTCCCAATACCTGGTTAGGACTAAGTCCAGGAGGATATCCTGTGGCGTTTGTTTGCTTACATCGCCATGTTTGGCGTACCACAGGTATAAACTTATTTTCGCTTCTTGAATATCCGTTGTGCCAAGAGATGCGCGCTTTGTCCGTCGAGTAGCAGACTCACACCATGTTCGATACCAGTTTTTAGAGTCGGCACGCCGACTGAGCCAGTATTTCCCAATTTGTCCTGGACGTTCCTGCAT